ATGCGCATCTCGATCTTCCTGCGACTCTCGTCGTCCCAAGACAAACACAGCGACAAGGCCACCTATGTCGAATGTGCCGACGACGGCCGCGACCCAAGGTTCCCCGATCACGGCTATCTTGTACGTCGCGAAGAGACCAGCAAGTCCAATCGCGAAGCCGGAGATCAGCCCGAGACTAGAACGAATCTCGTTGCCGCGCACAACGCGATTCTCTTGCAGTTGCCGATGGCGGGACTGGGTCTCGGCCATGGACACAATGCGCTCCGCGCATCCGGGCAATACCTCATCGTATTCCGCCAGAACTGCGGGGTGAGGGAGCGGGCCGCTGAAACTGGCCTGAAGGGAAGCTGACACGCGTCGCACATGACCACCCGAACCCGGAGCACCTTGTCCCGGCTCTTCGGAAGCTCTTGAAGAGGCCGGCACCACTTCGCCCCCCGCGACGGAAGCCGGGTGCTTCATCTGGTTGCGAGCACTCGCCTTCTTCGCCTTCTTCGCCTTCTTGCGTTCCCTTCGGCTAGGACTCATTCTTCCCGTGAGAGCATTCAACCTGCTGCATCGCCACGGCCAAGTCTGAGCCAACCGCACGCCAGTCTGAAGCGAGCGCGCGAGTGTCAGCCACATTCGGAGTCGAACTCATGTTGTAGATTACTCGCTGGACGGAACCACCAAGATCCAAAGTCCGTGCCATGCCCTGGAGATACGTGGGTCGCGCATACAGCCGATATCCGCGGGATTCATCCATGATGATCGCGGGCTCCTTCCTCATCCGCCTGACACGCAACACACTACCATGTTTGCGGCAGCCACAAACAGCACGAAGGTCCGTCCCAGCATCCCGACACAGTCGCTCGCCCTTGGATCGAACAGCAAAGGAAGCCCGCCCAGGCCGCGATGAACAGGCTGGGTGGAGCAAAAGGAGGCGAGGTATGGCGGGCCACGGACTCGAACCGCGCTCGCGGGGATATGAGCCCCACCGGGCCACCCGGCCCTGCCACCCGCGCCTCAGTCGCTAATTCACCAGCATTCCATCCAGCCACGGCTTGAGGCCGGTCGCCTTGATCAGCACGTAGTATGCCGTCTGAGACGCCCCCACGATCGCGGCCACAGTCACGAGGTATGTGTCGGCGGTGAACACGAGCTCTCCGGAGTAGTAGAGCGTCCCCGCCCCTACGGCGCCGGAGAGCGCCACGAGCACGCTGAACCGGAGCCACGAGGGCCAGGTGGCCTTTGTGAGCAGACCGGCCAGGAAGGGGAGCAGGAGTGCGATGAGCAGGCCGTACGCCTGCGCGTTGTCCATCAGGTGTTACCTCCTTCGGCGGCGCTTCTGCCACCGGTACAGGGACCAACGGGGATAGCGGATGGATCAGCCTCCTCTCTTGGATCACCACGCGCCCAGGATGCGCCCGAAGGCCGCGACGGCCCCGATACCGGTAGCTATCAGTCCGGCCAGGGTCGCAGCGCCCGCGAGCTTGGACTGCATCCCCAGGAGCCCGCGCTGTCGGTTGTCGTAGGCGTCGATACGCACGTCGAGCTTCTCGTGGCGGTCGTGGCATGCGACAAGCCTTGTCGCCTCCGCGTGGAACAGCGTAGCCACCCGCTCCTCGAGTCGGGCAACGGCCACACGCGTATCCACCACGGCGACAGTCAGCTCCCCCACGTTGTTGGCGAGCCCTTGCAGTTGCCGCGCTTCGTCCGCAGTCATAGGCTCTACACCTGCTCGAATCCGGTGGGCACGTTCGCCCGGCGGGCGTCGTCTGCTAGCTCCGCGAGTCGGGCCGTGTTCGCCGCTGCGTAGGCGTTCGCCATGCACCGCTGGAACCCGCCCTCACGTACTCCCAGGTGGACGCGATCCTTCATCAGTCGCAGGTCTGCGGCCATCGCTTCCATGTTCGCGTTGATGCTCTTGAGCATCGCCAGCACTTCGGGGTCGGCCATGGGGTCCTCCTGGGGTGGGTCCGGGACAGGTGGGGGCAGGGGCGGGGGCATCGGCGGCTTCTGCGGAAGCATCGCAGCGGCCATCCGCACGTCGGTGTTCTTGGTGCCCGGGCAGGACTTCGACGCCCACCACCGATGCAGGCTCAGGCCTGGCGCCTTGGCGTGCGTCCAGCGCAGCGGGATCCCGAGACGACTCGAGAGCGCGAAGACGAGCGTCCGGAGCACGGCCTCGACGGCGGGGGTGAATGGCGCGGCGTCCCCGTTCCAGGCCGTCTCGATGCCGAGCGAGCGGTGATTGAATCCCGCGACGTGGATCCCATCGTGGCGCGGGTGCGTGCCGATCCAGACACCCAGCGGACCACCGCGCTCACGTGGGGCCACCCAGAAGTGCGGTCCGACCCCGGCGGGCCAACCCCGATCGCGACGGTAGTAGGCGAAGATCCCGTCCAGGGTGGACCGTCCCGACCACTGGTCATAGGTCGGTGACCAGGTGTGGTGCAGCACAGTGTGATTCGCAGGCATGGCGCCGAACTGTTGAGCGGCGATCCATGGCGCGATCTCGTGCGGCAGGAGGAAGCGGCCGCTGAAGAGCTTCGCGGATTCGTCGGTGAAGGTGGTCATTTGCTCCACCCACTCTCGGCGGCTGTGTTCGCCAGGATGCGCGCGAGCTGCGGAGTCAAACTGAAGCGGTCTGTGTTGAGCCGTATCGACCGTTCGAGATCTCCGTTATCGTGTCGCTCTGTAGCCGCCTTCCAGTCCATCAGCATCTCAATGATGTCGACCAACCCCATGTCATCTACGCCGTTCTCGAAGTGCTCGGGATGGTGCCGATTGTGAGCGTAGTGGCTAGTCAGTCCCTCGCCCATGCCTGCCAGGTAGCCCTTATACTCGTCGGAGCCGTAGGTGCTGTCTTTCAGCTTGGGCGTGTACTCGTCGAAGACGCTTCGCTCCGGGTCGGACAGCTTGCTTGCGTCGTGTCTTTGCGCTCGCGCCCGCAACAAGGCAGCGAAATCGTCCATCAGTTCCGCCACGCGTGCTATGTGTTCGAGCGTCCCCGGCCTGCTGTCGTAAGCGTCCGTCACGGCGTCGCCTCCCAATACTCCGGCGAGTGCTCCAGACAGCGCACCGTCTCCACGTGCGGGGCCACCTCCACAGGGCGGTTGCAGATTGCGCAGGGGATGGTGTGCAGCTCGATCTCGTGCAGGGGCTCCCCGGTGATGGGGTGGTTGAAGTCGGCCACAGGATGCCTCCGTTACTCGTAGTCTGCATACACCGCGACATGGCTGCCGGCGGTCTGATCGAGGCTCACAGTCTCGTCGTAGAGCTTCAGGCCGAAGTACCCCGACGGACGCCTCGTCGGCCACGACACCACGGGGGCCGTCATGTCGAGTTTGACGACGAGTTCCGGCTGGTGAGGGTAGTCCGGAGCGTCCCACGGTCCCATCGTGACGGCGCTGACCAGGAAGCCCGCGCCGGGGTTAGACCACGGGGTCGGCCACACCGATGCCGATGCCGATGACGACGCCCACAGCCAGGGAGAGCAGGGTCAGGAGATCGCGCAGGGCGATCGTCCTTGGGAGGTCCTCTGTCGAAGGGGGTTGGTGTTCGAGGCCTATGCGAGAAGCGGAGTCAGGAGCGTTGGCCGACGCCTTTCGTGCCCTGCCGGCTGCTCGGGTTCCGGGAGCCGAGGGGCGTGATCATCCGACCTCCTCGGCCTAACCGTAGCATAGGTGTCCCGGCCCCGCCCCACTCAGTCTGTGGGTGGGTCTGGGAGTAGTAGCCGTAGAGGCTGGTGAGCTTTCCCCACTTCGAGGCGGGGTCTGTTAGGTTCGGTCCGAGCGGGCTCAGATCGAGGAACCCGTTGAACTTCCCCATCCCCGGGCGGATCAACCCACCGGGAGACATCAGGTCGTAGCTGACGAACATCGGCACGTCCAGATCGCCATCGCCCTGGTAGTCAAACCACGCACCCCAGCCCTCGGCGTAGTCCGAGTAACTGCCCTCCTTGTAGGTCTTGAAGATCACGCGGGGGACCGCTCCCTTCGTGACCAGGATAGACCGGCCATCAGGGGGGTAGACCTCGGGCGTGTTGAGATGCGTGACGAAGGTCCCATTGTGGTCGTAGACCAGCAGGGCATCGGGGCCGTAGAGTGACCTCCCGGCGGAGAGGGGCTCGGCCGTGAGGAGGCGGGGGGAGTTCTCGATCTCGAACGGCCCGGCCCACCCGGGCTTGCTCGGGACCCAGCCCTTACCGGTCCCCATGAAGGTGTGGAGTCTCGCGCCGGGGGTGTCCTCCCATTCCCCCTCCACCCACGGGTCGAAGTACAGGGTGGCCCCGATGAGGAAGCCACCCTGGGGTAGAGCCGCACACGCATAGATCGGGGCAATACTCCAGACAGTCCAGTTCGACTCTCCAAGTCCCGGTGGTCCGATGTCCTGCCAGTCTAGAATCTTTGTCCAGACACTTGCCTCGCTGATCCTCCAGACCAATGCCTTCCAGAACGGCATCGAGATCCCCTTCGGGCAAGCCTGACAAAAACAGACGATAGGCCCACCGGGGAAGTCGGGAAATCCAATGAGCTGGTCCTTGGCACCCACGTAGTTGGCGGGCATCGGCTGCATCGCTGAGTTGGTCGCACTGATCCGAGAGGATTCGCGGAGTGAGTAGGTAGGCACCCCACCGAGGTTCTCCTCCAGGAGGTACCCCGCGCCCATCCATATGTTGAGCCAACCCCATCCAGGGACGATAGAATACATCCCCCATGATGGGTCGGGCATTCCGCCCCAGATCATTTTTCCATCGGGGCCTTCGGTGAAGCTCATGAAACCCATACCCTCGACGATGCCATCCTCCGCTCCAGGCCAGACGAAGTCAGGATCGGTCACGGGGTATGAACTGACGTCCACCGTCAGGGGCAGGTCGAGGTTCGTGTAACTGCGGTTCGTCTTGATGCAGATCGCCGAACCCGTATTCGTATGCTTCCCATCGACCCGCTCAACGACCGATCCTCCCATCCCCTGCGGATTCAGTCGGTCCGCCGGGAGAACATCTTCCACCCTCAGGTTCGGCCGAATTGCGACCTCACCCGCCCATCCGATTGCAGATACCCCAAGGTTCGCTGCTCGCGGAGCGAGACCAGTCGGCTGATACGGGTCCATGAAGTACGGAGTGATCGACGCACCACCCTCCCCATAGATATTTGACCCCATAAACAGCCCGAGGCCGGGAACGTAAGTCGGTACTCCCACAATGGGGACGAGGACTTCGTGGTCGACCCCGTCGATGTCGCCCTGATAGAGATCGTAGCCCCCGCCCAGCTGCATCTGCCGGAGGTTCCAGGTCGAGGTCCAGGGGATGGCGACTTCCGTGAGCGGGTCCTCATTGATTTTCGCCCACTGCATGACACCCGGCAGGCCCCCGAGCCTGTTATCCACCCACCCGTACACATCCCCGCTGACGAACACCCTCGTAGCCGTGGCGGAGACAGGGATACCCGCGCACCCGCCCCCCGCCGCTGGAGGAGAGAGGAACAGGTTGCTGTGATCCTCCACGGCTGGGTTAGAGCAGTCGTCGTTCACCGACCACGAGATATATGGACCCACATCCTGCCCCGACCAATATATCTGGTGATCAATCGGGTCCAGGGTCCAGGCATATTCATCAAGGAGACGATCGGCCACCGCCCGAGTACCGCCAGGTCCGATTGAGTTGATCCCCACTCGCCAAGGATCCCCAGATGTGACCTTGTACATCGTCGAGGCAAGTCTGGACGGGAGTCCGTTGGCGGTGATACCCATGCCTGGGTGAAACCGCGTGGTGGAATTATACATGCCGGTGTAGCTCGGTGCGGAGTAGCGAGTGAGGACGAAGTTCTTGTCAATCGAGACGCATGTGTGGTTCCCCGACCATTGGTCCTGGCTTCCCCCGTACCCGAATATCCCCTCGTCGGCTGTCCTCGTATAGTAGACCTGCGGGCCGTAGAACGCGCTCCACCAGCCCCAGATCCACCCGGACTCCACGAACCACGGACCAGACCACTCCGGCCCCACCGGGTCATAGATGTAGTAGACACCGTCCAGTCCCTTGTAGTTGAGGAAGATGAACTTTCCGGAGATCGGGAAGACGAACGAGCGGACTGCCTGTGTCCCGGTGTAGCCCACATCGGGGTCGTAGTCGCTGATGCTGATCTGGCCCCTAGAGGCCCATCTTTTGACCTTGAAGCTCATCAGCAGAGTATGATCTGGGGTAGGAAGCTACTGCTGATCGGTATCTCGGTCAGGTGCCTGATGATGACGATACCCACGGCACCGCTACCCTTCGTCGTCCAACTCCCACCGCCACCGCCGCCGGAGAATGCCCTAGCGTCCTGGGGGTCGGAGATTGCCGCCTGTTGAGACTGACCATCCCCGCCGCCGTGCGAGGCCCGGCCCTGAGGTCTCCCCCAAGTGTTGCCCTGCGCCCCACCACCGCCACCGCCGCCGAATCCTATGGAGACGCCGAGGAGCGTGGAGTCGACACCAATACCCCCTAGACCGCCCACATTAGCCTCAATGGTGGTCCCACCGACCCCACCTGCACCACCGCCGCCACCACTGGCGAAGCCGTGCGCGGGGTTTCCACCGTCGTAGCCCTGCGAACCGACACCGATACCGTATCCACCGCCACCGCCGCCACCACCGCAGGCTCCGTCGCCGCCTCGCTCGGTGGATGATCCACCACCACCGCCGCCTGGACAGGTACGGGTGCCGAAGACGCTCTGGCCCCCCGGGTCACCCTTGGAGGTTGTGACAGGTCCTCCCAATCCCCCGGCCCCGACCGTGACAGGCATAGTCCCGATCAGTGTCTCCGCGCCCGCCAGTACGGCTCCGGCCCCACCACCCGCTCCGTAGGTCGATCCGCCACCTGCACCACCGCCACCGGCCACGAGGACGAGTCCGTCGATGGTCCCCAAGCCGCATACCAAAGACCCCGATTTAGGGAAGACATGGACGGTATAAAGACCCTGGATGAAGGACGATCCGCCGACCGCCGCGGCCCAGAATGGATTCGCTACCGGGGCGGGAGTGGTCAGGTAGCGTACCACCACGATCCCCGATCCGCCGCGCCCGCCGATTCCTGTCGAACCCGTGCCCGAGCCTCCTCCGCCGCCACCTGTGTTGGGGGTGCCCGCTGTGCCAGGCGTATTCTGCTTTCCACCGGCCCCGCCGCCGTGCGTGGCTGCGCCACCACTGCCGACAGTGAAGACGACCGCTCCCCCACCACCTCCTGCGTAGTCGACAGGACTTCCGGTAAGGATGATATCGCTTGAGATTCCTGTACCACCGGCCCCTGCCTGACTACTGGACGTGGCGTTGCCACCGACTGCACCGGCACCGCCGCCGCCACCGGCAGGGTAGCCACTAGCGGCGTAACCGGCCCGGTTGCCCCCCGCATATCCTTGACCAGATGTCCCGTCCCCGCCAGCTCCACCGCTCGAGCCACCGCCACCGCCGCCCGATCCTCCAACGTAGGTAGGTTTCGGGAAGTCGGTGCCCGCTCCTCCGCCGCCGCCCAGGGCCGTCAGACCACCGAAGAAGGAGTTTCCACCGGGGTAGCCATAATCGACGACGGTGACCCCGTGGCCGTATCTACCCCCGCCGCCGTGGCCGACGATTACGGGCATAGACCCGTTGAGGAGAACGGTCCCACTCAGGACGCCACCGGCACCTCCACCACCCTGTGAACCACCTGCACCACCGCCGATAACAAGCACTTCGGCATCGCAAAGATCGCCCACACATTCGAGAACGCCCGACCCAGCAAATACATGCACCGTATAGGCACCATCAACGGTCTTCGTTCCACCTGTCGCTGAGAAGGTCATTACGGCAACCTAAATTCGAGAACGACCATAAGGCCCTTCGCGGGGGTGGTGGTCTCTGAGGACACATCGATACGCAAGACATCCCCGCCCGCCACGTCGTCATTCAACTCGTCGATGTCTGCCGGGGTGCCGATGTTCACCCCGGTGGCGATGGTCGATCCGGTGGTCAGCATGTCGATACTCTGGGTTACGTTGTAGACCTCGACCGTGGTCACGCCGGTAGTGTTGTTACTCGGAGCATCGACCCCCAGGGAGACGTCGGCGATGTTGTCGGTGTAGATGGTCGTCACGTTGTCGGCGATCGTGGCAAGCAACTTGTACACCGCGCCACCGGCGACTGTCCGGTAAATCTTGCGAGACGTTGTACCTGCAGCGCCGATGGGGATGGCCGTCAGTTCAATCTTCCCGTTGACCGCCTTATCCACCACCGTGGTCCCGGCATTGGCTGTACCTGCCTCCGTCTCTCCGGTCGCGTTGGTCAGCGTGACCTTGTATTTGTGCAAACCGTTGTCGACATTGCCCACTCCAGTCCCGAGGGCCGAAGTGAGCGGGCCAGGAGGGGCCAAAGTGACCCCTGCCGTATTCGACCAGGCATTCGCGTAGACCAGGTCCATGCCATCGAGAGCAGGAGGTATGACGAAGGCGACCTTCGAGCCCCCGGTGATCACATCGGCGGTCTGCTCGACAGCTATGATACTCATGCTTTTCGTGCCAGCGTAGGAGCCAGCCAGTCCGTCAGGAGTGACTTTCTTGATGTTGTCGGTGCCGGTGTCCACCTCGACAAGGCTGGCCGAAGCATGTATATCGTCGGCCGCGTGAGCATCTGTCTCGATATCGAGCTGGACGAGAGTGGGGTGCAGTGGTCTGTAGTCGACGATCTGCCCGGATTCTATGGTCGTATCAAGAGCCGGTACGGTCACTTGTGCCAGGACCACATATCCGGTCGGGTCAGCTGGTGCAGCAGGTGACCCCGCCGCTGTCCCCTTGCAGGCCGCGTCTGTCCCAGAGGAGACGATTGTCCCGCTCGCGTCGATGCAGACGAGATCGATCCGACCAAGGGTCCCGTGGGCCGTGGCGATGGTAACCACAGGGGCCGCTGAGGGATTCCATAACCTCGTATTAGAGACTGCCCACCCTGTTGAAACCTGGACGGTCATGTCGGGAGCACCCTGTGCAGCAGCCACAAGACCGCTGACGACGTAAGGGCCACCAAGAAGCGCCGCAATCTCGGCATCCCGAGCTATCTCTGCGGGAATCTGAGCATTGGGTAGTATCCCGACAGTCTCGGTGGCGAGATCGGTCTGACGGATTGCCTTCACCTGGGATATCGATGGAGGATACCCCGCGACGAGCTCCCCGGTGGCTCCGGTGTACAGCAGCGGATAGGTGACGGTATCCGGATCCCACTCGTCGACGCCGGCCAACTTGAGGCGCCGATCTCCGGAAGACCAAGCCGTGCCGTCAGGCCGGACGTAGAAACGGGTGAGTGCGGGAGTCTCGCCCGCATTTGCCGCCCGGCCGGTGACATTGATCGATCGGCTGGAGAGGGTGGAATTGGCTAGGGGCAGCGTGCGGTAGCAGTCGGCCGCGACGCCGGTGAGCGTGATCGTGTCGACAGAAGCGACTTCGATTCGGTAGGCCAGCACCACATTGCCCGAACGGTGGCGAGCGTAGACGTTGGCGCCGGCGGCACCGACCGCAGACGGGAGTGAGGGCAGAACGACCTGGATGTCCGACAGAAGCCCGCCGGTAAGATAGGGCACGTCCATGCTCACGACCGGCGAAGGCAGAGTCTCTCCCCCGTTGCCGTCCGTCCAGCTGAACCAGGCCTCGAAAAGCCCGCCCGCATAGCCTGTGCCGCCCGGTGTGATAGTGCCGTAGGTGGCAGCGACAGCCGGGTCGACAATCGGAACACCCGTGTTGAGGCCGGCGATAGGTCCGCCCAGAGTCTCTCGACCGTAGTCGTCCACGAACGTTTGCACGATATCCAGGTCGCGGCCGGCCGCAAGCAGCCCACCGCTTGTGACCAAGGCGGCCGTAGGCATGACCGTGGGGGCGGTTAGGTGAGCCACCCCGTCCCTCTCGGCCCACGCCAGACCCGACAGCGCCGCGTCGAGCATGAGGACGTTCCAGTAGGGATAGGACCAATTCTCAGCATCCGCGGCCGTCATCATCAAGGCCAAGAGCCCTAAGTAGTTCGTGCGATCTGTGCGTTCATCAGGCACGCGAGACTCCTATCATGCTGTGCGGATGGCCGGGCCCGTGAACAACGTATAGATGACCGATTGGAAGTCGGCCGGTACAGACCCCAATGCGAAGAAGAGCACCTTGGCCCCGGTGTAGAAGCCTCGCTCGTCGGTGCGGAAGCGCAATGCCTGCGACAGACAGGGGACGGCGAAATGCACGACAGGATCGTAGTTGGAAGCCTCCTCATTCAGTGCCCACTCGTCCACGAAAGCCACGCGCATACTGCCCGTGGTCATGATCGGCCGCTTGACGAACTTCACCCGGCCGAACTCGATCCAGTCAGAGACATCAGAGACAGGGCCGCCTTCGCCGAACGAGACCAGCGTCTCCACTTGGACAGTGCAGTTATCCTGTATCTGCCCCTCCCGCATGAGTCGCCCTTTTCGCTCGTCATCGCGGAGATCGGCGTGGACGGAGCGATTCGCGACATGTGGGCCCCTACCACCGAACGACTCTTGCAGCTCTGTTTTGCTAGGCATGCGCGGCATCTCACCACCACCCGGATTGAGGAAGATCTGCGCCCCACGAGATTGAGGAGGTCGGTGCCGTTATGTCGATCTCGTAGCGATATTTGAGTCCGTCCCACTCCAGATTCCGCGTCACCGAGAATACTCGGCTGGCCAGGGGCCGGATGCCTTGCGAGCCCTCGGCCGGCCCCCTATATCGGACGATCCCGGCTTCCAGCGCGATTCGCGAGAGTCGTTCCCGAGCGATCTTCTGAGCCAGTGCGGGCGTAATGGGATATTCCCGTATCTCGACACGCTCCTCCACGGTTCGTTCTCCGGCTGCCGTAGCCAGCCCCTCGGTCACTTCGACCGCCGTGTCCTGGGCCAGCGTACGATAGTAGCCAGATAGGCCCGAGCCGACCACGGTGAGACACGTGATGGGATAGAGGGTATCGTGATATTCCTCCTCCAGGACGGCCTGCGGCCTGGGTACCGACCCTCCTCTGCCATACGTCTCCTGCCAGTCGTAGACAACGATGGTTCCGCTTCGGTCCAGGCGTATCGAGGCGCCAGACCAGGACGCAACCTCCTGGAGAGCCGAAATCACGGTCTTTCCTATCGGCGTGTACTCTTCCGGCATCAGTGGCAGACCTACCCCGAACTGCACCGACAAGCCCACCCAAGAGCAGATGTGTGCCACTACGTCTGCGCCGGAATATACGGGGTTCCAACTCTGGCGCAACGCCCGCGCCTCCGACGGGTGGATCTCACCGTTTCGCGAGCGTTCGCCGACCTCGTTGGTGATCTCGGCCAGCCGAGCTATCGTGCAGAACTTCGGCGGGAAGTTGTCGTAACCGATGTTCCATGCCGAGAGCGTCGATCGGGCCTGCATATACCCGAGCCGCCTAAGCCGGTAGGAGATCAGCGGGATGTGCCCGTAGGAATGGTCCCCGCTCTTCTTCCTCCAGGTCCGCGCACCAGACTTGACGCGCACCGGATCCTCGACGGTCCAGTATCCCGTGGAGACACCGCCCTCGATCGTCTGCACCGTGGACCCCTTAGCATGCGCTCCGGATGGAGCCAAACAGACTGCCGACGCAGTGTCGTAGTCCGCCACCAGATCCTCGGTGGCCGCAAGTGAGACAATCGTTTGACCGCTCACGGTGCAGTTTGATCCATTCAGAGCGCTGCTAAAGGTCTGGCCCATGCGCTAGACCGAGTCTCCGGCGGTGGCTAGCCGGTAGTTGGCTTCCCAGACGATGGAGCCGTCCAGCTTGTATTGCGGCATGATCTCAGCGCTGGTGTCGATGCACACACCCGTACGGCCGCCGACGGTGATCGTAGAGCCGGCCGTAATGGTGGGCTCATCGTTCCGGCGTTGGGTCACCTCGATCTCGCACTCGACGCCGCCGGCGTACGTGATCTGGGCGCCGGTGATGTCAGGCAGCTTCTCGTTCTGAGCCCGTGAGGACTTCCGGATCTTGTGGGTGTTCACAGCCATGTCGATACCTCCTCGATGATGTTTCGGTACGAATCGAACGAAGCACGGGATTCGGCCCAGCCGCGAGCCTCTCGTGCTAGAACCTGCTGGCGACCAGGGTCATCAAGCAGCCCGGTGATCGCATCCAGCCATTCCCCAGGTTGCGCCGAGATTGCGCCGGGAGGAGCGTCTAGGCGAGTCGTTATGCTCGGCACTCCCAACATCGCAGATCGGAGCAGGGGGAGATCGCTTACGCTTTGTCCGTAGCCGCCTGGGTAGCATTCCAACGCCACGGCCGATCCGGCCATGGCTGTGCGTAGCATGCTGAGGTTCCCTTCTGCCCCAAGGTCGCCTTCCAGATAGAAATGGAACCGCTTGGATCGATCTGCCTTTGTCTCACTATCCGTGAGATCGGACGTCAGAGCCTTGAAGTGGGCGTACTGAATATGCCGGATCTTGACTTCCGGCTTCCTGTCGATGACCGCTATGATCTCGTCGGCCACGCCCTCGAGGCCTCGGCGTTGCCGTCCGTCGCTCCACCAAGAGATGGTTGCCGGCACCAGAGGCGTGCGGACCTCCCACCCTGCTGTGGGTATGACCGTCTTCACCACCCTGGCATCGTAAGCCGCGAATGGCTCCTCGAGCTGATCCATGGCCAGTACCACCAAGTGCGCGGCATCCAAGGCCCGCTCACACGACTCGATCCGCACCGCGTTATACGACTGATCGCATTCGGTGCGACGCCACGGGTCTTCCGACATATCTACCACTACCGCGCCACCTCGCGCACGCGCTTTCTCTGCCAAATCCGCGGCCGCGATGCTGGTCGGTTGGTGGATCCACAGGACGTCGGCCGCGAGAGCTGTGGCCCGAGCAGCCGTGCCGTCGATGGCGACCGCGTGCGCGCCAAGGCTCCGAGACGGCAGGAGGACTCTCCAGTAGGCCTCGGGTGTGTCCTCGTGACCGACGACGAAACAGACTCGCATCACTCCTGCGCCTCGAGGACAGCGTCCCCGGCACGGACGAGAGCGGCGAAGTGCGTCTCTGTGGGCTCAAGCCTGTCGCGCCGGCGGCGCGTAGCCACCGTCACGCCCATGCCGCGCTCGAGCGTCCGTTCGCCGCCGTCCCAGGTGTAGCGGGTCCCGCCGGAAGCCTCTCCTGTGAAGGTGAGCAGAAGCTCCGGGCCTCTATCTGTCGGTTTCTTTGCGCTCATCAGATCGTCCGATCCTCCATGGTCTGGACCTTGAACGCGTCGGCCGCCGTGCCGCCGGTAATGGCGATGTTGGTGACGTTGACCACGCGGTCCGCTGCGTCGCCGAGCGCCACCTTGGCCCCGACGATCGAGCCCAATGGGATCACCCCGACAATGTCCTCTAGGGTGCCGCTGGCGTGTACGCAGGATACGGTCGCGGTGATGTTGGCGGCGCCGATCGGGTTGCCCGTCACCTCGAGCTGGACCTGGGCCCCGCCATAGAGCGTGGTATCGACGACCGCACCGTCCGTGTATGTCCCGGCGCCTGCCCCCGAGACCACGAAGGAGCCGAGCGCTGTGACGGGCGGGAAGACGTTGGCCGCCTGGATACTCGAGTTGCCGCCCCGCCTCCAGTAGTGGTGGACTCGAAGCGCCCCGATGGTGAGCCAGGTGTTCAGGTCTTGGGCGAGGTGTCCCAGCACGGAGCTGTTGAAGTTCGCGAAGTAGCTCACCAGATCGCTCTCGCGCTCGATCGCCGTCACGACGGCACCCACGGCGTCGTCCAGGTCGGCCGTGATCTTGTACTCGTCGACCGCGGCGAACGCGACCAGCTGGTCTCGCGTGAGCCGAGCCTGGTAGGCTGCGGTGGCTGCGGTGTCCTCGTCGCCCTTGGCGGTCAGCAGGTACTGGATCGCCTTCGCGTATTTGTCGGTCATGGAGAGGTACTCGGCGTAGGTGAGCAGTCGCTGCGCGGGCATGTGTTCCTCCTAAGTGTTTGACGGTGCATAGCTGGCACCGTCGAGATTGACCGTGGTACCGGGTTCCTTGCGCACGTTGAGGCTGATCTTGATCGGCGGCATGACCGCGTCTTCCCTCAGTGGGTAATAACCAGGACGGATAGACGGATCGGCCACCGCCCCGGCGCGTGCATTTTCGAATGGAGTGCCCTGTCTCTCTGCCTTGGGTTGTACCAAACGCGGACCAGGAAGATCTACAACAGCCTTCATAAATTTCGTAATGGGGCGAACAGGCCAACCGCCACCCTCCTGCCCCTTAACGGCAAGCGCAACAGCCTTCGGCATCCAATCGGGAATCGCATCGACCAGATCTCTGATCAATTTGACGAATGATTTCAAAGGTTCCAGAAGCTGTTCCCCCACTGCAATAGCAAGCTCACCCAATTGATCGTTAAGCTTCCGCGTTTGGAACTCCAGAGAGTTTTCGTCTCCGGCCTCTCCCATGATGTCCTTCGTCTGACTGAGCATCTCCTGATAGCGTAGCTGGGCCTTCTCCGTGTCGGAGAGCGCGCTCCAGGTGCTACGGAGGGCTCCCCCGAATGCGCGAGTAGCCATATAGCCATCACTCAGATCGATCCCGAGACTCTCCGATGCCGCCGCGCTGCCCGTTATCGCACTCTTCATCGCCCGGAACGCACCAGCGACTGTCTGGAGGGCCTTGTCCGGAGAGGTAGCGGCGACGTCGGCCGCGAGTGGTAGAAGGGTCTTCAGTGCTGCGGATTGCAGGGCCGTTGCCCGCGCAGCGTCATCAGAGAAAGCCGCCAGTGTCTTACCTTCCATTGCGGCCCTTTGGAAGTCGGTAGACAGGAAGCCGGTAGCCTCAGCCAGCTTCTCGGACGCGATGATGAAGTCACTACCCTGTGAGACCCCGAACCGCCTCGTCACTGCAGATTCGACCTTGGCTTTCTCTTGTGCCATCGGGACCGTCGCCTGTGCGATCCCCTTAGCAGCCATTAGGGCAAGTGGCACTCCGATTGCTGCCCCCATAGCGAGATACTTGGACCGTGTCGCAGCACTGGCAGCCGCCGCGGCCCTATCCGTACCAGCCCCGGGAGTGTCATACTCACGCATGGTCTCAAGGGTCGCATCCTGAGGAAGCGCCCCCGTCCTGATCCGGAGAGCCAGCAGATCGGCATCCATCTCAGCTATCGAAGCGCGAAATTCAGTCTTGAATTGATTCAGTGCCTCATGGCCTTGGGATGCGTCCACTCGAATCTTCGGTGTGGCAATGGTGGAGTCGAGTGTTGCTATTTTGCGCTCTGTGTCGGCAAAAGACTTCGTCGCCTGAGCGTCGTTGACCACGGTAGTGACTTCGATAGTCTGACCATCGGCGGCCGATACGGCGGTCTCGGTCCTCTCCGGTATCTCGTCAAGCTCCGTAAGATCAATTCGGAGCTTGCCCTGAAGATCAAACCCGTCGGTCATCAAAACCCCTCTAGTTATAGGGTAAAGAAAGCGTCGTCCCTGACCCCAGTCGACACGACCTCGTCGTTGTCGTCCTCAACCATCTCGGTAAGCTCCCCCAGGGACACATACGACAGATCTTTGTAGCTCAGACCCAGATAGAGGGCCAGCCGAACGATCTGCCCCCAGGCTATTCGGTCTCCGGGGGCATCGGAGGGTCCTTGGGCACCGCCGCTTGGTTCCAGGCGGTTAGAATCGCTCCGGAGATTTCCGTGATGTGGTAGCGCCCGAAGATCTGATCCACCAGGTCCTGGTCGACCGTGTAGCTCTCGCTACCGCTGCACAGGTGTCGACGGAGCTCTCCACCTGCGAGCCCGATCAAGAGCAACGCGCCCAGGTCTTCCTTCTCTAGGGCAGACGGGCTCCACCCACTGTTCAGGATTTCGGAGAAGGTCACATCTTGGTGTTCGGCCCACGATTTGTTACCCACCACCGAATAGTAGAGTGAATATCGGAGAGGACCGACCCAGATACCTACCATGCCTTCCGGCGTTACCTTCAACTCTCTCACGGTATCCTCCACAGACGCATTGTGACCAACCAGTCGGGCGAGTCCCCATCTTTGCGCTTGATACGCGGCGGGGGCCCCGGTTTGATCCGCCACCCCGGGTCGGAGGTTCCGTCGCGCTCGATCAGGGTGAGGAGTGTGTCCGCGGCCGTCCACGTCTCTATGCGGGTGACGTCGGCGGAGGATAGGAGGCGCCCCGATACAGGGACCTCCCGGAGCCCCGCCCGGCGCTCATAGACGATCGGGTCTCCGGCGGTAGTGTGCAGGACATCCAGCGGCCGCGGAGAGCTGGAGCGCTCCTCTGGCGTCTCGTAGATCGTGACAACGATCGCACCGTCGGTAAGCTGAATCTCAGCCATCAGAGGTTCACTTTCACATTATAGAAGGCGGGTACTCGCCACACGTGCGCGTACTCGTCGAAGAAGGGGTCGCCCCCGCCGCTGCGAGCGATCCGCTCCACCTTGGTCTGGTAGAACTCGCCGGCTGCGGCCTCGTCCTCAGTGAGGAGCGTGGTGTTCTTGAGGGCTCCAGAGAAGCGTGCGTCCAGCAGCCGGAAGACCTGAGCGGCCAAGGCGACCGCCGCGAGCTTCGTTTGCGCCCACGCGTCGACCTGCAGTCGCACCTCATCCGCCTGAATAGCCGCATCCGTGCCCAGGCGGCCCAGGCCGGCCTCCTGTGCCACCAGGAGGGGGTAGGTGCGGGTCCGCGGGATCTCGGTGGTGACGCGGCCCTGAGCGCTGGTCGCCAGTTTCAGGTAATCCGCCAGCGCATGTGAGAGGTGCGCGTGTGGCCAGGTATACGTGGGCATCAGGCGGCACCTCCGGAGAAACGAGCGACGGCGCGGTTGCTGGCGTCCTGCATCCGAGTCTCGATGTACTCGATGGAGGCCACCCAGCCGGGGAACAGGAAGGGCTTTCTCTCGCCGGTGACGAACACTCCCCATGTGGGTCGCGCGCCGGCGGCCGGCGCCAGCCAGACGCGCCCCTTCTCGTCTGCCTCGTAGGCGGAGCGCCCAGGGGGATCCACCCAGCCCCACTGGTTCTTCGCCTGGTTGTAGAGCGACTTCGCCATGTGGAAGGGCACGAAATGGGGAATCGTCCCGAATTCCTTGTACTTGGCGTAGGGGAGGTTGGTCCCCACCAACACCTGGAGCACGGAACCGATCATGGCCGAGGCCCAGGTGATCGAGTTCAGCAGGGTGCCCTCACTGACCATGTCGTGGGTGTTCTCGATGATGTCTTGGACACGACTTTGGACGTGTTGGCCTATGTCGTCCCCAGCCAGGGCGTACTCCTCTCGAAAGAACGCCAGCAGCCTCTCCATCGCTTGTGGAGTGGCTACCGTTTCCAAGTCCAGCGTGATTCCGATGTTGAACTTCTGGGGCATGGAGTAGCCGGGCACTAGCGGACCGCCTGTAGATCCAGCTCGGTGTGGAAGCCGCGCCGGCTGGGGTTCACGAAGAGCACTCGGTAGGCCGCGGGCTGATGGGGCACCGCCGCGCCCTCGCGCGTCCGCACGTTCCGGACTTCCGCTTTCTCCGTCAGGTTTGCGGTGGTGGTGAGCGCCATGCGTGCGTCCAGCACCACACCGACTCCGGCGGCGAGGTAGCGGGTGTTGCCACTGGTGCGCAGGAATTGCGCAGGGACGTTGGCGGCCAGCAGAGTCGCGCTCTCCCCGGGCGCGGCGTTGACCGTGCTCTCCGAGATCGCGTAGAGGTCGACCACCAGGTCGAACATCAGACCGCGACCACTCTGGCCGGACGATAGAGCCCGCGGAGGCGGGCCTTCACGTCGTAGCGGAGCAGGTTCTCAAGGGTGGCCTCTCGGTGCCCGGAGTCCCGCGACGCCTGGAGGCCTCCGTCGGACACTGCGCCCCACGGCATGACCTCGTCGCGGCGAGACACCTCGTTGCCCTTGCGCACAGCCAGAGCCTCAACCAAGTCCATGAGTACGCGCTGTGCTCGAGCGGGACAGGCGAGGCCCCACTTGCCGGTGATGGTGACTGCCACGCCCTCGCTGAATGTGTACGCGGGCGCGTCTGGTTCGAAGACGAATCCCACGGACACGCGGGCCTTCATCAGCCAGCCGTCGGCCAGCAGCACGCACGAGGACGTGACGTCGCCGAGAGTCTCGGAGACGACGGTGGTGAGGGTGCCGAGCCGTTCGGGAAGCCGGAGCAGGGACAGGCCGTCGCCGTACGCGACGACGGCACTGTCCACTCCGTCCAGCGTGAGCCGTCGGCCCACCTCGGCCTCGAGCAGATCGAGCCCCTGTGCCTCCAGCAGCTCGAGCGTCGAGTCGGTCAGCGCCTGCACCTCGGCCAGAGACGAATGCGCTTTCATATCGGCTAGAGTGAGGATCTGGAGGGCCATGGCGCCGGCTTAGGCCACCATCGTGTCGAGGAAGTCCGCGTTCGTCTCGGTAGCCGTGAGGCCCGCGATTGCCGCGCACGCCGCCGTGAAGCCGACCTTGTCACCCGAGACATAACCTTTGGTCGCCCCGGCATTGGTGTCGTAGGTGGCGACGACAGTAGCGACTCCGTTGGTGAAGAGAGGAGTCGTGTCGTCGAGGGCCGGCGCGGCAACGTCAACGTCGGTAACGACCTCGGTCGGCGTGAGCGTGACCGGGGACCCGTTGATCCACGTGTGCACGTTCCCGGCCGCGTCAGCAAACGTGAGAACGATCGTCTTCTTGATGGTACCCACTGCAGCCGCCGTCACTACCGCAGCAGAACTGGCAGCCGCCGCCGGCACGGCCGTCAGCACGAGCGTCCGCTGTCCGCTCAGGGCCTGCGACTGCATGACAAGCGCATTGATGATGTCCTGGGTCTGCGGGGTACCAACGAACCCCGCACCCAAGAGCTGGAGTTTGCTCATGTGGCATCAACCTCTCTCTCGTTTCGCACCGCCGTTCCGGCGGGGGAATCTTACGTTCTCGGGAGGACTCTAGCGAAGACCGCCCTTGCGCCCGCCCGGGGGGATGTGGGCGACGGTGAGTGTTCCACCTGCGCCTGCGGAGCCGTAGCCCGCCCTCTTCAGGTCCTCGCCGTTCGCTCCCCGGAAGACGCCGGTGGCCAGCACGTCGGCCCGCTCCTCGGCGCCGGGAATGTGGTAGAGCACGCCCTTCTTGACGCGCTGGGTTTGTCCGTCGATGGTCACCGGTCCATAGCTCGCCGGGCCGTCCAGCACCACGTACTCGCGCGTGGCTGCGGCCGTGCGGGTCTTCGTGGCTACCGCGACTGCGGCAGCTTCGACGACGGCCGGATCGGGCGGTGCATCCGTGTCTCCCCAGCCGGACGGAACTGGCTGCTCGATTGGTTCCTCGTCTTCCGCGACCTCGACTTCGGCCTCTACGGCCTCCTCGGCAATCGCGGCCTCCGCAGCCTCTGCGGCTGCAGCTTTCTTGTTCTTGAAGTCGGCTTTCGCCATCTGTCCTCCCAAAAGAATATGCGGGTGTGTGGACGCCGGGCCCGGCGTGCAACTTGGCCGGGCCCGGCCACTGGAGGGGGGTTACTCTCAGATGGTCACGCCGGTGACGATGACCGTGGCGTCGAGCTCCTCGATCACCGGGTCGTCGTCGAGGAACACCGAGTAGTACCGCATGTCGTTCATGACGGACGACTTGCCCTCGGCGGCCTTCCGGATCCGCACGTCCCACGTGTTAACCGCAGCCAAGTTCATGGGATCGAGCAGCGCGATCTTACCGTCGGCCAGCGACGGCACCTTCACGACCGGGATACCGAAGGGACTGTTCACCGCGTCCACGCCGAGCAGGGCCATATCGCCGGCACCCGTCGCCCGGTTGGAAACCGCCTCGATCCAGGCGATCTGCGTGGCGGCGTTCATGCACCACTTGAGAGTGCCGCGGGCCACGTACTTGTCGGGCATCGCCTTGTAGGCCGCGAAGAAGTGGCCCTTCTCGATGGCGCCGCCGTTGATGGCTGCACCCGCGACCACATTCGCCCCGGCGACCAGCTGCTTCCACCAACCCTCGTTCAGTGTGAGGAAGGCGGCGTCCGCGCCGGCGTCGGCGCTGTCGGCGTTCCAATGCAGATCCTCGAGGTCGATCGCGAGCTGCGTGGTCAGCATGCCCATGAGCTTGTCCTCGAGGTTCTCGCCCTCGATGTTGTCGTGGAAGACATCCTCGGAGACCTCCCAGGGGAGCTTGATGCGCACGCAGGTGTAGGGCACCCGCGCGAACGTCGGAGTCACGCGGTAGCCGTCGTCCCCGGTCGGGCCTTCGGTCTTGGCGCGCAGGAGCCGGCTGCCGACCGCGATCTTGTCGAGCTCGCCGGTCTTGGCCGACCGCTTCTCCTTGCGGTGCATCGCGGAGAAGGGGATCTGCTCGTAGATCTGGACGTAGAACTGCTGCACCTGCTCCGGAGAGAGGAGACCATAGGTCACCTCGCTGTTGATGAGCTTCTGGATGGACTGGACGGCCTGGACAGGATCCATGGCGTAAACCTCGCTTTCGCTGGGGTGGACTTGCTTGGGGGATAGGGCCCTTCAGGCAGGACCTGGGGGTGCTACTCGTGACTACCCTGTGAAGATCTTGGAGCCTTCCCAGGAGCGGGTCCCGTCGGCCTTCAGAACCTGGTGGGCGCCTTCGGGAGTGACGGACTGACGCGCACCGGCGGCGCCTTCCACCGTCTCCAGGCGCTTGGTGATCGGGTCCACGGCCGCAGTAACGGCGTCGGTGACCAACTTGGTGACGGCCTCCGCGGTCAGCTCGGTGGCGGGCTCGCCCTCGGGCTCCTCGCCACCTTTGGCGACGGGGGTTGCGGGATCGACGACGGGCTCTTCCTCGAAGAGGTCTTCGAGCTTGTCGACGCGCTCCAGGATCGGAGCGAGGGCTTCCTCGGCCGCCTCGGCCACCGCTTTCTTGATTTCCTCGGCCGTCATGTCTGAACCTCCGTTCTCTGGGCCGGAGATTCCGGCCGCTTTCTGTATGGCGCTCTTGACCCAACCGCGGACTCCGCCGTCGGTCGCGTCGTCGTCAGGATTCGGTGCTTCGTCCGCGCGCTTCAGGATCAAGAAGCGCTTCCCGTTGGCGGCTTTGTCCACCACGCTGACCTCGTCAACGCGGAGCATCGTGAGTCGCTTCGCCATGGCCCGTCTCCTCTCAGGTCGCCAGTTCATATTCGCCTGGGGGCAGCGAGGCCATGAAGTCCGCCAGGGTTGTGTTGGCCCTGCTCCAGATGATCTTGTCGGTGGAGCGATCGGCCCGGCCTCCCGACGTGGGGTGCACGGCCCAGGACGCCCCCTCTGTGAGCTTGGGTGCCTTCTGGCCGTTCGCGAACATGGAGTTCCGAAGGTCTATCTCCACGCCGTTCGAGCCGACCAAGCGCTCCCCGTTGTCCACCCGCTTGACCTTCATCTTCTCTTCGACCTTCGCGCCGTCGCGGGTGGTGTGGGTCCGCCCGCTGTCCTCGGAGCGCCCGTGCAGGGTGCGGCTCCCGTGGGTGCTCTGATCGTGGCTGGCGTGCTTCGCCACATCTTCCGCGTCCAGCCGCACACCCTGGCCGCCCACCGAGTAGCCGGTGAGCTCGCCGCCCTCGATGCGCTTCCAGATCTCCTCGGGCCAGCGCATGGCGAGAACCCAGGAGCCCTTCTTGACCGTCTCCGTGCCCTCGGCCGTATCCACGTCGAAGTCCGCGGGGGCGAGGAAGGACTCCACCACGAAGGCGCCCTTGACGATCTCGGTGTGCATCTCGCCGCCGACCTGCGACTCCTCCATCCAGGCGTGGGCGGAGAGTTCGATGTCCTCGGCCTTCATGACGTCGCCTTGGAGGTCCTCGGTGTCCGGCTCGAGGACGACGCCGTAGGTGATGCGGCGGGCACTTGCGGCCTTCTCCACGGGGACCAAGAAGCGGAAGTCTTTTGTGACCTCGGCATAGACCTGCTGCACTTCGGTCATGGCCTCCGTGTCCAAGGTGGCCGTGCCGTCCTTGGCGAAGCTGCACGGCACCCGGTAGAACTTGTTGTTCTTGTAGTCACGCACGACGACGTGATCCTCGTGGTGCTCGTCGACGTAGAAGTCTGCTGCGTCCTCGGCGGGACTCAGCGCGGGCGTCCGCATGGTCCGGCTCAGCTCTCGCGCGGCGGCATCCTGTGCGCGCATGCGGCTCTCGTAGGAGCCGACTAGCTTGGCCATTACTCACCTCCAATGGAAAAGGCCCCGGAGGGCCCTTCCTGCGTCCTATGGCTTCCCGGCGAACTCACCGGCGGTTGGCGTCCTTTGGCCAGCTACTCCTCGTCGCCACGGAGGAACCTCAGCAGCTCGGCCACCTGCCGACGCGCCTCCACCATGTTCCCGACGTGGCCCCAATCCAACGGGCCGCCGGGCATCGGCTTTCCGACGATCTTGGCGAGTTCTGTGATGTCCGCCTGGACTGCGGCTTGTGCCTCTTTGTAGGCCGCAGTAGCTTTCGCAGCGTTGCGCGCCTGGGAATCAGCCCTCCTGGCTCGCCGGGCTTCGATAGGGTTCTTCTCGGCGGAGGCACGGGCTTTGTCGTCCGCCCGCGCAGCCTGGCGGCCGTGATCGGCCGGAGTGGTGCCGCCGGGGTTGCCTCCACCCCTCCGACCGTGCGGGCTCTGGTCGCCGGAGCCGTGCTTGGCCACGGACTCTACTCGATCAAGAGCGGCGGAGATCGCCTCCACCGCCGGACCGAAGGACTCCCAAGTGGCCGAGCGTAGAACCTCTCTGTCGGATGCCTTGCTCATCAGTCCATCTCGCCTCTCATGAAGGCGATCAGCTCGCCTGCACGGAGCTGCGCTTCCTCTATCTTCCCGACGTGCTCGCCAGCTAGTTTGCCGTCCGCCGGCGGTGTCGAGAGCCTGTCGATCTCCAGGAGATCCTTCCGCAGTTGCGTCCGCGCCCTCGCGTAGCGAACCTTCATCTCTCGGTCGGCACCTTGAGGCGCGCCCTTCGGGCGCTTCTTGGGATCTTTCTCCTCCGGCCCCTTGCCGCCGCCTTTGCGACCGTGCGGAGACTGATCCCCGGTGCCGTGTTTGGCGATGGCCTCCAGGCGGTCGAGGGTTTCTACCACTCGGCTCACCGCTGGGGTAAACACGCGATCTATGTCGTCGCGGAGAGCAGGGTTCGATCCGCTCACGGTGCGTCCTCCTCTGGTTTAGGAACGTCAAATTCCACGGGAGGGTCCACCCTGGTCCAGCGACCCCACTTATTGATGCCGATCTCGTGCGCGACGCGGAGCACCGGATAGTCGCGGTCGGGGTGCCACACGAGCACCTCGGTGGACCCCGGCTGAGCGAACACCAGCGTGCACTCGCTGTTTCTCCATGTCGCTTTAAGTCTCATTGCGTCTCCATGTACGCATCTATGCCCATGTAAATCAAGCGGTTCAGCAGCCCCTCGTGCTCGGGCGTCCACCGCAGGCCCCGCACGTGCACCTCCTGGACGTCGTCCAGCGTGAGGCCTCCTTGGATCTGAGCTTCGACGAATGGTTGCGAGTCGAGGCCGCTGCGCATCATTCCGTCGGTGCGCCACTCCCCGTTGAATCCCTCGAGCCTCGGCGCCTCTATGGGTGTGCCGATCATGCCGGCGGCCTTCGTTGGCTCGTCATAGAGCTCGTTGAGGAACCCCCCAAGACTGTCGCCCAGGGTGATCGTCGTCCGCTCCCGGACGGAGTCCTTCAGCACCCACTGGATCTCGCCGTACTGCGAGGCAGTCCCTGTGGTGTACCCGTAGACGGGACGTTCTGCAGCTGGGAGGTCGACCGGGATCCCAAGTCCCGATCTCTCGGCATTGGCACGCAGCTCGGGGTCGTAGTTCCCGCCGCTCGTGCCCGACTCGAACTGTGTCTCGAAGCGCCCGTCTTCCAGAATCAGGTGGGCGGCATCAATCGTGGAGTTGATCTTCACCGGTCCCACGGCGGCCTCGGTCATGAGGTCCTGTGCCCGCGTCATGCCCTGCTCGAAGGTGACGCCGTTCTTCTCGGCCCACTCTCTGACGACGGATTCAGCGTGCCTCTGGATGGCTGCGATGCGCTCGGCCGAGGGGCGGTACATATCGGGACTGACTTCCGGTCCGGTCACGGCGACCACGGGGGCAGGCACCGCGGCGGCGGCGAGCCCGTGCTCGTCCAGTGCCGGCGGATCGTAGGTAACACCACGCTTCACGTACTTCACGGAGCAGCGGCACTGGATCGTGTTGTCGGGCCCGGCGCCGAAGGACTCGTAGTCCCCCGGGACCATCATCTTCTCCGGTTCGCCCAGCCGGTTGTTGACCACGAACGGCTCGTCGATCGGCCGACGCTGCCGGTTGGCCTCCCGGTGCCAGCGGCGAGTCCGCAGGTCCAGGCGAGCGTGCCACTCGTGCTCCGTGGAGCCGCCAGCCAAGGCTATGAATCTGGCTCCCCATCTATTCGCGGTCAGCACCTCGGTGCGGGCGATCCTCTCCGCCCTCAACCGCCCGAAAGCCTTGTCGAGCCGCATCACCCGCTGCGCCAGCTGCTCGGTGGTCTCCCCGGCCTGCAGTCCATCAGCCAGCGTGTTCACCAAGGCCCTGTGAGTCGTAGCGGAGATCTCGTCGACCACACCCCGGATCCGGTGGCCTCGCAGCCATTCAGGCGCCCCAGCTACCCCGAGCTCCCAGGTGAGTTGACCGGCGAACCCCGGCGTCGCCGAGAGACCTGAGGCAAGCACCTGTGCCTCCCGGACGCCCCAGGCGGCTCTCGCGTTTGCTCCCAGGCGTTCGTAGAGGGCCATCCGCCCAGGCTCCAGGGGAAGTTCGAGGCTCCGCTCTGCCTCTCGGGCGACGGTGGCCAGCTCACGGAGCATTCTGCGTTCGACCCCAGGGGGTACGTTTTCGGCCAGATCAAGCGCGGTCACTCGCAGGGGCCCCTTCTCGCCGAGCTCGTAAGCCGCCTCAGCCAGCGTACTCCCGTTCTCAGCCACCAGAGACGCCGCACCGTTGACGGCCCGGAACGTAGCCGCTGGGCCCTCAAGCCAACCGGCCGTGAGCCAGACGGGCACCTGCCCCGCAAAACTACCGGCGGCCAGACCCTCTACAGACCCAGGCGCCAAGGAGAAGACCGTGCTGCCCGCGGCGGCCGATGCGCGCTGCATCCCGAACCCGGAGAAGAAAGCTTCGGACTCCGGGCCGGCGGTGACTGCGAGTCCGCTCTTGCTCTTGACGGCCGCCGCTGCGAGCTCACGCATAAGCTGGACGCCGGTGCCGGGCACTTCCCGCTCGAGCGCCCCCAGATACTCGATCTCGAGGAGCCCTTTCTGAACACGATAGCTCGCCGCCGCCACGATCCGCCCGGCGCCGTCCCGGAGTACGAGGGCCCGCACTCCCTTGGTCTTGGCAGCCCGCTCCAGCGCTTGCCAGATTGCCCGCCGGGCCCGATCGGTGGAAGCTTCGAAGCCCGCGAGCTCCACCAGGGCCTTCCGCGCCTGTGCCACGGTCAGCTCTCGAGCGCCGGCCGGGAGCAGCCCCGCCGCCTTGGCTCCGGCGACCGCGCCCTCCCCCACGCCCTCGCGGGCCGCGACTTGCAGCGCCTGCGCGAACTCCTCTGCATCGACCTCCACCGTGCCACCGCGGGAGATCACCTCTGAGAGCCACGTCTGCCATTCGAGCGCTGCGCCGGGAGGAAGATCATCGAACGGGCGCTTCTTCTTGAGAACCGGCTGGGACGGTGGGTGCTCGCGGATGTAGGCGGCGTAGAGTTTCTGCTGCTGGCGCATGACGCCGGCGAGACCGTCACGAAGTGTCAGAATCTGCGCGGCGAGGACCTTGGCCGGCGGGAGGCCCGCGCCGTGTGGGATGCCTTCGCGCAGCCAGGCCTCGGTGTCCTCAGTGTCGACCTTGCGGATGAGCTCGGCGAGGGCGTGGGACACGCTGGGGCTCCTCCGGTCGTAGGGGCAAAGGAAAGGCCCCTCACGGGGCCTCGCTGAATCTCCTGTGGCTCGCTCGCCTATTCGAACCAGAACTTGATGGTCTGGGGCTCCAACCCAAGGGCCTCTGCGCACTACCGCCGCAGCTCCGGCAGCGTGATCGCAGGGCCGTCCTTCGTCTCACGGAAATGCCGGTCCTCGGCAGCCAGAACGTAGTACGTGGCGAGCTGCTCATCGGGGCCAAGATCCGCACGAGCGTCGATGAAGCTCACACCCTGGACGACTCCGCCTTCACATCCCTGCTCCACGGACATGCGCCCCCGCTCAATCTGCTCCGCCACCAGCACCCTCTCGCTGGCGACCAACCCGACGAGCCTCACGCCCTGCTCACACTCCACGATTGACAAGCCGCCGACGAGGGCCTAAAGGTTCCCGATGCGGAGAGCTACTACCCCCACCTTCGGCATACTCTATGGTCAACGCAGGCCGGGCGCCGGTGGTGGCATGCTCCTTCGAGGCGTACCCCCAGATGCTATCGGCAGTCGCTTCGTCGGCGCTCAAAAACTTCACCACCAGAGGCATCGAGGCTCCACGATACTGCGTCACGAGTGCCGCCACATCCCACAGACGCGGAGTCCCGATCGCACTCGAGTCGTCGAAGTTGGACGGGGACACCAGTGCCCCCAACCCGGGCATGTTATTCCAGGTCACAGCCGCCTCGGTGAACGTTCCGAGCAGGTTGCGGCACTCCAACAGCTTCGGTCCGTTCGAGCTGAGGGCGTACCACACCTGCTGAAGCTTCAGTGTCGCCGACACAATAGTGGCCCCACCAGGCACAGCCGAGAGATCGAACTGGAGAAACGCCCGCTGGGGTCCGGTCCCCCTCCGCGGCATGAGCATATCGGTGTTGTGGGCGACAGCTGGCTCGGCCGAGTACACGTTCGCGTCGTGCGTTGGCGGATTCGGCCCCCAGATCGTCACACCGTCACCCCCCGCAACGCGAGCCGGTCAGCGATCGCCTGCATGTTCTGGACGACGTCAGCGTCCGACAAGTCAGCCTGATTCCACTGCGCCCAATATCCCTTGCCCTTCATCGGGCCGACGACTCCAGCCCAGTAGTCGCCGAAGTTCATCTGTTTGTTGCCTTCCCACGTGGTCTGTGGGCTGGTGACCAGAGTCACTTTGGTGACCGCGTGTCCCGACCATCTAGTCCACTGGGCCATCTCGGTTTGCCTTCTTCGACAGGCGACGAGAATCGGCGTATTCATCGAGCAGAGGGTGGTGTCACCGATTTCATTCGCAGTGGCGGCGTAGTCTTGGGCCGACAACGAGGCTGGCTTCAGTCCGGGCCGAATCCGGTTGACTCCGCACATGTTGATGCCGTTGCCGCAGAACACGTAGGCCCCGAACCCATTATCCCAAGTCAGGTCAGACATCAGGAACGCTGCGAACCACACGACAGGGACATTGGGTTCATTCACGTCGTAGATGACACCGGACGGCTCACTGGGCCAATAGAGAATGTGGCCACCGTTCGCATTGAACTCTACTGCGGTGCCCCCGTCTACCCAAGTCGGAACCGTGCCTGCGCCAGGCTTGAAGGTTCCGGTCAGACCAGTCCCGGAGACCTCATACAGCTTGAGAGGATCAGCGCCTTGCAGGAAGTTGAACTGCACGGTGAGGCCGGTCGTGATGAACTCGGTCAAGCCGCCGACAGGAGCAGACCGCCCGGAGGCAGCTTTCGTCCGTCGAAAGAGTCTGTCTCGGGGAGACAACACCCGTCTAGGTATAGGTCCGGACGGAGAAGGTTCCCGATGCGGATAGCTTGACCCAAACCTTCCCCGTACACGGGTGAGCGAACGGCTCTCCGGCGGGGACTACTTCCACATTGGTTCCAGGAGTGGCTGAACTTCCGACCGACAACCTGTGGGTAGGGTCAGTAGGTCGAATCACGACCTCCAATGCCTGCGCAGCTGGGGATACTTCAGTCCAGACGACGCCATCATTCGCGAAAGTGACAATACCACCAGAATCGTAGGGACGCGGTTCCACCCGCAGAGCATCGTTCGCTGCATTGCGTATGGCCTCCCAAAAACCCATCCGTTCCTCCCTTGTGTCGAGCTAGTAGCCCGCGTGCTCTGAATCCGGACCGGCGAGTTCCCGGATCTCCTCCACCAGGTAGCCCAGCTTCGCCACCTCAGCGATGAAGGCCCGGTGAGCCGGCGAGACGCGCTTGCTGAGCGACTCCAGATTGCCGAGACCCTCCTGGGCACCGGACAGCGCGGGAGTAGGCGCTTCGAAAGGTTGACGGCCCCACTCTTCCAGATCCGGATCGGTGACCGCCCCGGTGTCAGGATCCATGCCTGCGTCGCCGTGATCGATGAAGGAGCGCACCTCGTTGTTCGTGAGCGCCCCCATGTAGTGGGTACGGGTGCGGGCGATCTGCTCCTCGTCGGCGAGGTCCATCTCCGTGAACTCAAAGCGCAGAGGAATGTCCGCGCCAAACTCGTCCTCCAGCAGCCACTGGATGCGCTTCTCCCAGCGGTCCTGATCCGGCTTGACCACCTGCTCTTTGAACGTCTTGTCCTGGTCTTTGCTGTTGGCGAGGTTGGCGTTCTCCACGATCGTGACCTTGCTCGGGCTCACCCGGTGGGCCATGATCACCTGGCCGACGACGAAGCGTCGGTACTCCATGAAGTCGGCCTCTTCGCGGGTGCCGACGGTCAACTTTTCGATGCGGATCTTGGACTCCGGCTTCCCGGGGGCCGACGGCTCCTTGCCTTGGATGATCAGGGTCTTGTGCGCGTCCCCGCGGATCCCCTCCCGCATGTACTCGAGGAGATACGTCTTGGTGTCCTCGTCGAGCTCGCCGCCCTCCACTACGATCGCCATCCTGGGGACCGCGTTGTTCTTGAAGAACTGCAGTTGGTACGCCTGGGCCGCCTCATCGCCCGCAATGTCCCCGAGCGCCGGCACGTGGTCTGGTAGCGGGTAGAACGGACTGTCGGGCGCCGTCTCCCCCACGATCAGCAGCTCGTTCGCGCCTTCGAAGCGATCCGGCGACTTGGTATCCTTGGCCGCCGTGCCGTAGTTCCGGAAGTACACATAGTCGCCGGCCACCTTCTGCACCCAGCCGTCCTTGTCCTTCCGGCGCCGGAGGGTGTAGGAGTGCACGTGGTAGAAGCCGTCGGCCTGGCCTTTGCCGTTCCGCGAGATCTCGATGGCGGCCCACCCGACGCTCTCCTCGTCCTTCTTGGCGGCGAGGAGGAGGTCGCTGAATGTCTCTCCGTCCCGGCGGGCCAGGAGCTCGAGCCAGGCGGTCAGCTGCTCGGTGAGCTCTTCTATGCTGGGGTCGCCGGGGTCCGTCCCCGCCTTCGGTTCGAACTTCCAGCCGAGGCCCACGGTGTTCACGGCCTTGGCATCCACGCACGCTTTGTGCGCGACGCTGCGGCTGTAGAGCTGCGCCAGGATCTGCGGATCGATCGGCGGGCTTACGCACTTGTGCTCGTCGTAGTTGAACTTTGCCAAGTCGAGCTGCTTGGACTCGCCTCCGCCCTTCGCCGGGGTCTCGATGACCTCGATGTGCACCTTGCTCATCAGCCCACCACCAGCACGCTCACGCGGCTACGCCCGCCCTGCTGTCCGAGGGCGATCTCGGCGTAGCTATCGGCGTGGGCAAAGTGGTCCGGCCCCCGCTTGATCCATCGCGCGCGTCTCTCTCCACTCACGGGGTCCTCCTCGACCTTGCGCAGCACGTTGGTCATCTGCCGGCGGTACTCGGCCAGCTCGTTCGTATCCCGCGGGAGACGCCTCTGCTGGAGTTTGTGCACGTCCCGCCAGGCGTCCAGGGCCTCGGTACGGTTGATGCTCACCACCGGACTGCCTTCCTGGTCGTAGCTCCAGGCGGCCCCGCCCTTCTGGGTGGACGAGTAGAACGCCATCCACACCCGTCCCGGGAAGCGCCGAGAGAAGGCCCGCGCCGCATGGGTATTCGGCAGCGCATCGATTACGCAGGCCCGCACGTCGTAGTTGGCCATGAAGTGATCCAGGTGGCTGAACACGGCGTCGGTCATCGGCTCGTTGTGGATGCGGACCGTGCACACCAGGCCCGAGCCGGTGGGCTCCTTCACGACCACGTGGAGTCCGTTGCCCTGGTCGACGCCCATGACGCAGCCCTTGCCGAAGTCCGGTTGTCCGTAGACGCCCTCGAGCGCCAGGAGCTCTTGCTCTGTGAGGCCGCCCTCGGCCGCCAGGTAGGGGAGCCCCACTTCGGAGTTGAAGAACTCCTCCGGGAAACGCGTTGTCCGCCACTCCGCCAGGAGAGCCGAGGGCTTGGTGTGGTGCCCTTGCTCTCGCTCCTGCTGCGACACGATCTGACTCTGGAACTTCGAGAGGTGGTAACCGTGCGTGGGCCTCTCGGGATGCTTCGCCACCCAGCGGCCATGAGCCGGGTTCAGTGTCGCCCCGCAACCCAAGCAGACCAACCGCTCACTTCCGGGCTCGCCCTTGATGAAGCAGATCTCCTGCCGGGGATCCTGGGGGGAGCCGTGGTGCTCGAGGAATTCGTCCTCCAGGCAGCGCCAGCGCCCGCAACCTGGACAACGGAGCAGCCAGTGACGCTGGTCCGTCTCCCCGAAGGCTGCATCCACCCCGTACTCGGGCAGCGACGGGGTTGAGAGTCGGAGCGACCAGCCCCACTCGGAGTGGCCGAGCCGCTTCTCGGCCAGGGACACGTTCGCCGGAATCATCTCGTCGAGCTCGTCGAAGATCAAGAAGTCTGCCGGCACCGACTTCATGCGGGTTCGCGATCGCGTGCCCCGGAAGTAGATGGAGCCCTTGCCGATCTGCTTGAGTCCGGCGGTATCGGTATCCCGTACGAGCGCCTTCAGGTACGGCGACTCCTCCACAGCCGGCGCGAAGCGATCCCGAGAGAACTCGCCAACGTCATGGTCGGAGGGGAAGAAGTACACCGTCCGCCCGCCCCGCAGAATCGCGAAGTGGAGCGCCCGCGAGATCGCGTACTCGCTTGCCCCCATCTGGGCGGCCTTGCGGATGACCATCCCCGGAGACTCGTCGGCGTAGAGTCCCCGCAGGTACTCGTGCCCCGCGAACGCGAAGGGCTCGCCGTCAATCAGTCTCCGCGCCAACGTCCAGTCGTAGAGGCGGCTCGAAGCCTCGCGGGAGGTCCGCAGGCGCGTGGCCAAGGAGCGCTTCTTCGGCATAGGCCATGTCGCCCAGGAGGCGGCCGATCTCTCGATCGAGCTCGGTTTCGGTGTGGTGCTCATGCTGAATCGGCCCTCCGCCCGGCCCCGAGAACTCACGGCGCTCAGGTGCATCGATCCCGAGGATCCGCGCCCGGCGCTCGAGGATCTTGAGCACGCGATCGATGGCCGGGGGATTGCCCCGTACCGCTGAGCTCCAGATGCCGAGGAGCAGCCGATCGAGGCGCTCGAGCTCCAGCTGGCGCAGGCTCTCCACGTTCTCGGGAGAGATCAGCTTGTCGAGGGCCCGCTGGACCGCTCGCATAGCACCCGAGCGGTTCTTGTAGCCGAGGCGCCCGGCGATCTGCTCGTAGGTGGCCCCTCCCAGTCGGAGCTCAAGAGCGTCGGCCTCGCGCTTGCGGGCGAGAGCCTTGCGGGCGCTCGCCGCGCCCTCGGGGCCGCCCATCACCCCTCCAGCAGGCTGGGCTCAATACCCATGCCCTGCATCCGCTCGAGGGTCACGGCCACGTACTTGGGCTCGAGCTCCAGCCCGTAGCAGACTCGATCCGTCTGCTCAGCGGCGACCATGGTGGTCCCCGAACCAAGGAAGGGGTCGTACACCCGATTGCCCAGACGGCTGGAGTTGCCAATCGCACGAGCCACGAGCTCCACTGGCTTCATCGTCGGGTGCTCCTCAGAGCGCGTAGGGCGATCGATCTCCCAGACGTCGTTCTGCCTGCGGTCATCCAGCGACACCAGCCTCGCGGCGCCTTCTCGCCATCCGTACCAGAGGGGTTCATAGCGAGTGTGATAGTCCTTGCGCGAAAGAACGGCGTGGTCCTTCACCCAGATGATCGTGGACGACCAGTGGAAGCCGGCCGCGGTCAGTGTCGCGTGGATCACGGGCCACTCCTGCGCACTCATGGCCATGTAGATCGGGGCACCCGGCAGCGCCACGGCCGCGATCGCGCGACAGAAGTCGGCGGCGAAGGCAGGGAACGCCTCACCCAGGTTGTCGTTCTCGATGGTACGCATCTTCCAGCGCGGGTTGGTCCCTGATTGCCCGTAGGCCACGTTCCACGGCGGATCCGTCCAGACCATCTCACACAAGCCGCCGCCCATGAGCCGCTGCACGTCCGTGTCAACCGTCGCGTCCCCACACAAGACCCGATGCGGCCCGAGCTCCCAGAGCTGTCCCGCCTCCGTGCCCCACTTCTCCCGGAGCTCATCCGCGTGATCGAGATCGGCGCCGGGATCTTCCGCGAGAGGCCGGTCGAGGTACAGTCCCGCCCCTTCGGCGATCCCTGCGAGCAGCTTCTGGATCGCCTCGCTCCCCGTGGTGATTTCACGCAGAAGCGCGTCCAGGGAATCTGCGTCGGCCGTCGCCATGGCGCCGATGGGATCGAGGATGGCGAGCGCCTCGGCCTCTTCCGCCGGCGTGAGCTCGACATAGGCTACAGGCACCTGAGCACCGCGAGCGAGGGCCTCCTCCGCCCGGGCATGCCCATCGATCATGAAGCCCGTGGTTTGGTTGACGATCACCGGTGCGATCCAACCCAGATCATCCAGCGAACCCCGCAGGGCCTCGCGCTGCACGTTCGGATGACGACGCCAATTCGCAGGGTTGGCGAGGAGCTGATCGGCGTCCACCAAGTCGTATCCGATCAGGCGGTTGGACCACTCAGACACGGGGGTTGCCTCCTCGGAAATGTGGGGGCATAGAAAAGGGCCGCTCGGGGTGAGCGGCCCTCAGGGCGCAATTCTAGTATCCCAACGCTTGTCAAGCTATCACGGGTCCGCCGTGAGTGTCAAGCGACCGCTCTGGGCGGCTTCGAACGGCAGAAAAAAAGCGCCTCCGTCGCCCACTCAAGCATTACCTCGAATCGCTTCTTGTGGGCTCGGCGATCATGCGGAAGCCCGGCCCGGCGGGCCGTTTGCTCCCAACCTTTGACCTCGTAGCAGAGGCCGCCGCGGTAGTACGAGTCCAGTAGCCGAAAGTAGAGGGGAGCCGTGGCGGAGAGCATCACCATCCGCCGGTCGATCTCGGCGTTCTGGCACATGATCGTTTCTCGGCGGTTCTCCAACGCTTCGTCGTCTCTGGCGCCGGGGCCGCGCTCACCGTACCGGCGGAGAGCAGTGCCGTCATCGAAGCTCGCGTACTCGTCGAGCGCCTCACCGAGGGACTCCACGTTCTTGAAGTTCCAGCGCCGCAGGTTGTCCCGGAGGGGACGCCGCTCCCGGCGCATCAGGCCCTCTTCCTCGGGCGCCCAGCCCAGCGCGCCAAGAGAAAGGCCGACACCGCGCCGGCCAGGTAGGCGATCGTCGCCACGGCGGCGAATTCGGCGAGGGGTGTCATGTCGTCTCCTCGTCTGTCGGCGCACGGCCGTAGGCCACTGCCTGCTCGTGTCGGCGGCGCTGGCATGAGCACTTCTCGGGTGAGCAGTTGAACGACCAGTGTGCGGGGAACCCGTCCTGAGCCTCGATCCACGTCGCTACCACGCGCCGGTGGGTCCTCTGCTCCGCGTTCAGCAGCGCGCACTGCTCCTGCCAGTATGCCCACTGCACCTCCGCGATATCACACCGCTCTCTGAGCGCGGCGTAGTCTTCCTCCTCACCCGCCACAGACCCTCCTCTCATGCCACTGCCGCCACAGCGGAGAATTCCGCAAGGGGTGTCATGGTCGACCTCCTGGGACGAGGGTGGGGACAGGGCACACGGTGCCGGCGGGCACGACCACCCGACCGAAGCCGTGGAAGCGGACGAGCACGTTGCCGATGGCGCCGGGGGGCGGGAGAACCTCGACGCGGCCCTGCTCACCGCGGAGCCAGCCGTGAGTGGCGCCGGAGCGGGCGACGCTTCGGACCTCGTCGCCGTGCTCGAGCCAGCGGTAGCGCGGCGCTGTCACAGGGCCACCTTCTTCTCGGCCTGTCCCTCAAGCACCAGCCCGAGTATGGTCGCGTATACCCAAGCGGGACTGCCTGGGCTCATCCCCACACGCACGCTGAGGACTTCGATTCTCCTGCCAAGGAGCAGAACTTCCTCCCCGACGCGCGGTACATCTTCCCGACGGGCGAGGGCACGGACTCGAAACAACCGGCTGCGGGCGACCGCTCGCTCACGGAAGGCGACCGGGTACAAGCTGCGATTCTCTCCGCCTCGGGCGACCAATCCGTTGCCTCTGTATGCGTTGCCCGCCGCGGACACCGACTTCATGCGGGGTATGGATCGCGGCGTCGGCCGTTGCCACGTATCATCCGCCCAGAGCGCGCAGCACCGCCGGTGCCACGCCGGGGAACAGTCCCGGGCCCTTTCCCTCCACCCGGGCTTCGGGATCCGCCGGCATGGCGACCGGTAGCGGTCATACCCCCGGGACAGGTCCTCGCGAAATGTGGGGCTGTCCAGGGTCGACAGTCGGAGCGCGTCTCGGAACGTCACTGCGGTCACCTCCACGTATCGGGTCATGCGTCTGCCCTCGGTCGCGGCTTGGCGGCCATCACGCGCCGCACGTCGTCCCCGGTCAACTCCGTCTCTTCACACCGATGCGCTACCACGTCCCCTGCATCAAGCTCGACGGTCAGAACCACCCGGCCGTGGGTGCGTCGGCTGCATCGGCGCTGCAGGTCGGCCACCACGTCGACCAACCCCGGATCAATCTTCACGACGCACCCGCCCGCAACTTCCGCACGTGCTCACCGGCGGCCCGTGCGCGAGCCGCCTGCTCCTCGCGACTCAGACTCTCCCCCTCCGGCTCATCATCCGCAACCGCCTGCGGGACTCTGCGCACCTCGGGCACCGTCTGCTCATGCAGGCGCTTGGCGAAGGCCACGAGGGCGACGGCGGGACCGCCTCGCAGGGTCGAGTCTCGGGCCTTGGCGCGGAGCTGCCCGATCGCCGTGGCAAGGTCGGCGCGTGGGTACTCCCGGCCCAGGCGTTCGAGCTCCCGCCGGTCCGCCGCTGGGGACCGTTGCCACCCAGGTACGTCCCAGAGCTCGATGAGCAGCGCATCAGTGGGGTCGTCTTCCTCGGTGGGGTCCGGGGTCTTCTGCTCTTCCTGCTCAATGCTGCTGCTCGGATCACCGTCGGCCTCGCACGCGACAGCAGCAGCATCTTCTTTAGGAGGGTCCTCTCTTCTCTGTCCTCTCCTCTCCTCTCCTCTCGTCGCGGACATGTCCGGTGCGTCCAGCGCCGCTGGTTTGGACGTTTCGGACATGTCCGCGTCCTGTCCGGCGGACGTTTCGGACATGTCCGGCGGACGTCCGGTGGACGTTTCCGGTTCTTCCCGCTCAGCGGCTCTTTTCTTACGCTTACGTTCGGCGTCTTGAATGCGCTTGCGGAACTGACTTCCGCCGTGGTCCTCCCAATCGTGAATGAAGAGCTTCCCACCGCGTGTGCGTTCGAGAAATCCCTTTGACGTTCCCGGGCCGCAGTCGACGAGGGCCGCGACGAACAATTCCGGGTCTCCCGTCCACCCCGCGGCGTCGGCAATATCCCCGTGATCAAAGTCGGAGAGATCTCCGTCGACGGCGTAGTCCAGGACCCAGTACCAGAGGAAGTGCAGGTGCCCACAAGCGTGGGCTGGAGAGGCGCCCAGAAGCCGCGCAAGACGCTTCAGCTTCGGATGATCGCGTAGCTCCTGATGAGATGGGATCCAGGTCATCGCGTCTCCCCACACTCGCATCGCCTCGCGAAACACGTTGGGGCCCCGCACCGCGGGCACGCCTGTCGAAGATCCGGGAAGCCATGCGTGCCAGTGCATAAGGTGCAGCGTCCGACGATCCGCCCTGCGTCCTCAGTGTCTTCAGTGGCTGCGGCAGCGACCTCGCGGCGCTCCTGCATGGCCCGAGCTCGGGCGCCGGCACGTCCGAAGCGGCGGATCATGTTCGCCTCCGATGTGCTGCCGCGTCGGGGCACGTCGCGAAGTGAGACGTGTGGGCGTCGACCATCCGGCCCTCCAGCGCTTCCCCCTCGACACTCAGCACGCGGATGCGCTTCTCGGCCTTGTGATCCAGTGGCATCGCCTTCCCGCTTGGGAACATCGTGACCCAGAGGATCTCTGCTCCACAGCTGCTACACGTTGCCACGGTCGGCCTCCTCCTCCACAACCTGCACCACGTCTCCCGTCCACCGACTCACGATCTGCACCGGCCCCTTGCCCTGGTCGCAGAGAACCTCCGCGTACTTCTCCGCCATGATGAGCAGGGCGAAGGCACAGCCCTGCCCTTTGCGGGGACTACGAGCAAGGACTTGGTTTGAGTCACTTGAGTACCTCCACGTCTTCGATTGACCTCGCTAGGATGTAGCGCGCTCCATGGCGCTCCACGTCCGCCTGAAATACCGCCTGGTCGGGCCGCTGTGTCCCCTTCGGGGTCTTGACCTCGATATAGACCGTCTCACCGCCCCGCACTGCCGACAGGTCCGCGAGCCCCTTGTGCGACAAGGGCCCTTGCACGTGGAGAATCACGAACCACCCGCGCCACCGCAGCCAGTCCCGGATCTGCGATCGGATCGCCGTCTCCGGTTGCTGTCCGCGCGACTTGGCGACAATGCGGCGGGCTTCCTCGATGGGCATGCGACGCCCGGTCACAATTCCATCCTCATCTGCCGAACCTCCCGACGTGCCTGCGACGCGACTGCCGGAACCGACACCCGCTCCACGAACTCCAGGAAGCCAGTGTGGAATGCCTCGGTCCAGGCTGCCGCGCTGTCTGTCGCCTCATCGTGAGCAGCTTCCGCGCTCCAGCCGTCAGCCTGCAGTTGAGCTTTGCGGACTCGGAACAACAGGCGGACGGCATCGGCCTCGTCAGGCGGGAGGATGTCATCGAGGCGGGGCACTGAGGAGTACGATCCCAGCCGCCGCCGCCCACTCGTACCCGTGCCGCCCGAGGCACTTGTCCGCCTTCTCGCAGGTCATGCACGTGGGTTCGGTCACACCGCAGCGGTCGGCTGCGTAGGGGTCGCTCCAGGCGTCTCCGCCGCAGGGCGTCACGCTACTCACTCACGTGCCCCTCGTCCTCGGGGTTCACGTCGTCCGGCTTGATCCCCGGCCGCGTGTAGCCCACCCCTGCGCAGACCGTGCACCCCTGCTGCGCACTCCAGCCGTCCAGCGGGTGGGCAAGCACGTTGCGGCCGCCGGGGTAGTCTCCATCCTCTTCCTGGTCGTAGGGCTCCAGGCAGGTGCAGGGCTTCCACGGGCTCGCTTGCCGAAGCAGTTGCCGGCCCACCTCGAGGGTGCGGATCCCGAGCAGTTCCAGCTCCACCGTGCCTTCGCCCTCATAGACCAGACCTTCATCGCTCGTGGCCGGCACGTGCACGCTCTTTGCGAAGTAGCGCGCCGTGACGATCACCTCGCGGCCGCGCTCGAGCTTCTCACCGGAGAGCAGCTTGCCGAAGGTGCCGAGCGACCACTTGCTGCTTCCCTTGGTGAGCTTGACGCCCACCTGGTGCTCGGGCGTGTAGTCGGCGAAGACCTTGTCGTCGAGGGTGGGCTGGTAGTGCAGTAGCTCCCCCGTCTCCATGTCGATCGCATCGGCGCCGCCGTTGACGGCTCCCAGGAACTGCTCTTCAGTCATCGTGACGGCCCGGCCGGCGGCCTTCAGGGTTATGGTTGTTTCTTCCACGGGTGCCTCCTCATGGCAGCGATAGCAGGCCTTGTGCTCGGTGATGATTCCGGGGTGCTCTGGACAGGTGGCGACTCTCATGCCGTGTCTCCCGGCGGCAGGAGTTGCGGCACTGCGCGCGCGGAGGCCTCCAGGAACTCGGGAAGCACTCTCCGGCCCACGGTAGTCGTGCCGGCCTTGGTCGGGATCTCGAAATGCGCGAGGAAGGCTTCCTCGAATCGCACGAGCCCGAAGTCCACCGCCTCGAGCTGGCTCTTCAGGTAGAAGAACAGCGCCCGGGCCGACTGCCGGCGGAACTGGTCCGCCTGCTTTTCGTTTCGGGCCTCCTCTTCACCGGTGGGGATCTCCATGTTGACCATGGCCAGGACCTGCCTGCCGTCTGGCCCGATCAACACTTGGAATCGCAGCGCCAGGGAGGGCGGGTCGAAGATCTCAGTCAACTGCATCCCCCGAGCGCCGTGGCGGACCAGGAGCTTGCGGATGTCCTCCTGCGTTTTCGCTACTGCCACTGTGGTTGCGGCGTAGGCTTGGTCCCGACGGTTCACGCGGCGACCTCCGCCCGCGACAACCCGTCCTCGCCGCGAGAGACCACGATCTGCTGCGGCATTGCGTCCTTCAGGTCGTCGTAGTGAGTCAGAAGCAGCACCACGCCGAAGGTCTCACCCATCCGCTCCAGGATCCGCGCCAGGTGCGCGCGGCCCGGGGCGTCAAGCCCTTCCGGCTCATCGACTATCAGGGTCTCCACCCGGGCGCCCGATCGATGAGACAGCAGTTGAGCCAACCCGAGTCGCATCGCCGAGGCCACCCGGTAGCGCTCGCCTCCGGAGAAGGTCTCGAACGGCCGCCAGTCCTCCCCGTCGTAGACGATGATCTCCAGGGACTCGCGGGCGCCGTCGCGGGTCTCCCTCTCTGACTCGAAGCGCAGAGCCAGGGAGCCCTCATACAGCGCCAGGAGCTCGTTGACCTCCTTCTCCAGAGCCAGGAGCACGTTGCCGACGATGAGCGCCGGCACGCCCCACTTGCTGAACGCCTTGCGCAGGAGCTCGGCGTCGGCCTGGTCTTGCTCGAGGCGCTTGGCGGTCCCCGTGGTCTCGGCGAGAGCGTCCCGGCTGGGGGCAAGTTGCGAGATCTCACCCTCGAGGCGGGCGACCGCTCTGTCGGCCTCCGCGTGGGTCGCACGGGCGGACTTCAGTGTCGCCTCCGCACCGTGCACCGCTTGCTCTGCCGTCCTGAGGTCACCCAGCGCTGCCTGTGCCCCGCTGGCGGCCTCGCGGGCCTTCGTGAGGGTATCCGTAAGGGCTGGGTCCTCCAGGGCATCACGGGCCTCCGTCACGTCACGCTGCACATCGACGAGTCGCTCCCCCAGAGCGGCGATCTCGGCGAGGCGGGCGGGGATCGCGTCGAGGTCACGCAGGCATGACTCTTGGCGTTGGTGCGCGATGGCATCATGGGCGGGCGCGGGGAGACTGCCCAGAGCTGCCTCGGCTGCCTCTAGCTCGTGCCGTCGTTCCGTGCCCGTGGCGCTTGTCGCCTTCAGCTCCGCCTGGGCGTCCTGCAGACTCTCGAGCTTCTCGAGCGCGGCTTGCTCTGCCGCAGCGTGACGAGCGCGGGCCGTCTGCCATTCAGCGAAGAGCCCCGCGACAGTCTGCCTCAATGACTCTCCGCCAACGTCCTGCCCGCAGCGGTCGCAGGTTGGCGTGTCTGCATTCTTCACAACTACCAGCCGCCGTTCGGCGTCGTCCGCCTCGAGGCCGGACCGGTCCGCCACGCTTGTCGCGTCGGCGTGTTCACGGGCCAGCGCCGTCATTCGGCGTTCAGTCTGTCGATACTCTTCAGTGGCTTCGTCCAACCGGGTACGTGCCGTCGCGATCGCCAGTTCGGCAAGACGCCGGTCTGCTTCCACGGCCTGGTCTACCTCGCGGGCACAGGCGCTGTCAGCAAGCCACTCCACGATGACGTCGCGGTCTGCGAGCTGCTGCTCGAGGTCGGCCCGATCCGAGACGCGGATCTCGAGTCGGTCGCGTTCTTGCGCCAGAGAGTGGACCCGCGTCTCGAGGCTCGCCCGGTGATCGGTCAGCCGTGTGAGTTCAGCCTCGGCACGCTCGGAGTCAGCCGCACCTCTGCGGGCCGCCTCCAGTGCGAAGCCCGCCTCTTGGAGTACCCGCTCGTATTTCTCGACGCGCACGGCGTAGGTGGCCCGCTCCCCAACAGCGAAGTCGAGGTCCACGTCCTTCTCCGTCAGCCGCTCCACGTCCGCTTCCAGCCGCTCCACGTCACGCCGAGCAGTCTCGAGCTCCGCCTTGGCCTCTGCAGCCGCGGCCTTGAAGTGAGACTCGATCGGTCCGTACTGCTCATCGAGCTTCAGGATGGCGCCGAGAGCCTCGAGGCGCTGCGCCGGCCGGAGCGCGAAGAACGACCCGGCGTCCCCTTGGCTCACGATCGCGGTACCGAGGAGCGTATCTTCATCGACACCCAGGATCTGCCGCACGCGGGCCTCGGTGTCTCGGGTGCCGTCGCCTTCCGCGACCCAGAGCCCGTCGGCCTGCCGCGCGAGCTCCACGGTGGACTTCCCGGAACCCCGTGAGGAGCGCGTCCTGGTCAGCCGGTAGGTTTCCCCGCCGGTAGAGAAGTTGAGAGCGACCCGGCACTCCTCAGTGCCCGTGCGGATGAACTGGTCGAGGTTGCGCATGGACCGCGCGCCGGTGAGGGCGAAGGCGATCGCCTCAAGGAGGCTGCTCTTGCCCGCGCCGTTGGCACCGACGACGCTCGCCAGCTGCAGGCCGGAGAGGTCGATCGAGGCGTCCTGGTAGCTCTTGAAGTCTTTCAGTGTCAGAGACTCAACCCTCATAGTAGTGCCCTCCCGCTGTCTTCACGGCCAGCTCGAACATCTGCAAGGCGACCTCGAAGTCGCCCCGCGCACGCGCCATGATGCTCATGGGCGCCTGGTCGGTGCGGCGCTCGAAGCAGGCGACTTCCTCGGCCAACTGATAGAGGATGCGGCGCGCGTCGGGCCCGAGCCCGGGGATCGCTTCGATGGCATCGAGGCGAGGTTCGGTGTGTGTGGCGGTGGTCATGCCAGCACCCCCAGCGCGTCGTGTACCAGTCGATCGAGCCGCTCACGCTGCGCCCCTGTGAGCCCCTGCCCGTTGGCGTACTCCTGCCAGCCGGTGAGCACGTCGGTCTCCTCAGAGAGCGTGGATTCGCGCTCGGCTACCGCGTGGCGCAGCGTCGCGATCGGGCCGTGGACTTTGAGGGCTCCGCCCTGGTACAGGGCCCGGCGGATCCCGGCGTGGTCGACGGCGCGGGCTTGCTCCGGTGTTGCCTCGTAGCGCACTCGCACGATGGCTCCCGGCAGGGCGCCGTTCAGACTGGCGACGCCGGCCTCCCAGGCGGTGGGCTCGGTGAGCTCGAGGTCGACGAACGGACGGGGGTTACTCGAGCGCCAGGCCGTCCCGAACGTGCACCCCCCGCTGTCGGCATTGGTGGACAGGTCAATCAGCCACCACCCCTTGTCCTCTGTCGCCTCCGCGAAGTCGAGGCGCTCGAGCGACCCCGCGTACCTGATGTGTGGCTCCAGATCCTGGGCACGGTGTAGGTGTCCCCACGCCTGATACCGGAACGGCAGCCCGCGGAGCTCCGAAAGCGGCAGCACCGGCTCGCGGAAGAACTGCGTGCTCCCGGCCGCGCCGACCGCGCTGCCCGCGATGGACCCGTGGGCCAGAAGGACACACCCAAGAGGACCGGCTGCGGCCTCTGCCTCCGCTCCGAGCTTCCGGAGCACGGCCAGGGAGAGCTCGACGATGCGAGCGTTCTGCTCGTCGATGGTCAGACGCTCGAACTCGGGATCCGCCGCAGCGAGGTGGGCGCGGGATGGCCAGGGGAGGCAGGCGATGGGTATCGGTAGCTTGGGCAGGGGCACTGTGATCCCATCACCAGCGATCACTTGAGGTCGGTCTACCACCATTACGTAGTCGCGATAGCCATCGAAGATCGCAAGCGCATGCGTGCGACCCGGCGCTCTCGGGAGATCATGATTCCCCACGATCGCCACCATCGGGATCTCGGCGTCGCAGAGCACGTCCAGCCCGTCCCGGAACGCCTGCTGTTCCGTGGGCGACGGCTTCGAGTCCCGAAACGCATCCCCGGCGAAGAGCACCAGGTCGACGCCCTCAGTCACCATCTGTTCACACGAGCGCACCCAGGCGTCGCGGAAGTCCCGTAGGCGGGAGTTCACTCCCCCGCGGTCTTCGTCGCCGAGGTGGTAGCCGCTGCCGAGGTGGGGGTCGGCGACGTGGGCGAGGCGGATGCTAGAAGTCGACATCATCATCGTCCCCCGTCGCATGGCCCCAGTACGTGAGCCAGGCCTCTGAAGCGGTGCCCCACTTCGCACTGCCGGAGGCGAGCAGCGTGCCCCGCACGTAGTCGGGGTGCTCGCGTGCCACCTGCGAGATAGGCAGGCCCTCATGCGGCCCGCTCGGGATCGTCGGGTCGGAGTCCGGTCGCTCGCCGAAGGTCTCCGGGAGGAGCTCCCCGCTCTCTGGGTCCACACCCTCCGGGGCCTCATCGTGCTCGGTCGCGGTCACGTCGATGGGCGCCTCCTCAACAGCCGCCGGCGGACCGTACAGCAGCCCGGCCGCCTGCTCTCCACCCGTGAAGATCATGCGGAGCACGTCAGGATTCGACGTGTCCGGGGTGAACGTGGTGGAGACGACGAGGAAGGGCCGCGCTATCTCGTCGGGCCCGTACTTGCTCTTCAGCGTCAGCACCTGCCGGTAGGCCCGCAGGCGCGCCTTCGATTCCGTCATGGGTAGTCGGAACTTCTTGATCCGGCCGTACCAGTTGTCGTTCCACCACTTCGCGCGGGCGGAATCACCCTTGGTCGCCCAGTCGGGGATGCCCCCCTCGAGCTGAGCCTTCTCGTCTTCCTCGATCCACTCGCGCGTGCCCTTGGCGGTCTGGTAGGTGCCGTCGGGGCGGCGGACGCGGACCGTCACCGTGATGCGCACGTTCTCGGAGCGGTCGCCGAAGTATTGGATGATCGGGTCGAGCTCCTCGATCCCGGCCTGCTTGCCGATCACGTCCAGGGCGCGCTTGCTGAGGGCGTACGCACCGGGCTTGGCTGCGTAGCTGCCGCTCGCCACCTTCGGCTTCTCGATCGCGTAGAAATCGCCAGACGCTTCCGCCGCGTCCAGGTTGACAACCGAGATCGCCGGGGTGAAGTTCCGATCCGCCTGCACCAACGTCGCCGCCGGCGCCAGGACGTTGAACCGCTCGCCGAGCTCGGAACTCGACAGGTCGATCATGAGCGCGCCCCCGGCCTCCCGTAGGATGCCGAGCTCGCTGGCCGCCTGGACCAGTGCCCGCTCCTGCGGGCGCACTCGTTCGAGCGCTTGGCCCGGTTGTGTGGTCTTTGTTGCCATTGCCTTCCCCTTCCTGCTACAGTGAACGTGTGTGTGCGAGCGCTTCTTCGGAGGCGCTCGTGCTGCGTTTGCGGGCCAGTGCCACCACGGCGTCGAAGTGCCGATTGGCGCTCCGGTTCAGGCCTGCCGAGATCCGCGTCAACTCCTGGTCGAGCCGCAGGTGCCGTCGGATCGCAAAGGCCTCCTCGAGGTCGATCGAGCCGTCGGCCAGTGCTGCGTCGAACAGTTCCAGCGTGTGCGCGTCGTTCAGTCGGTCGTCATCCAGCGCGGCCGCTTGGTCGAGCAGTGCGTTGTCGAGCTCGACGATGGCTTGTGGTTTCCGTCCTCTCATGTGAATCACCCCCCTCCGTACACTCATGACGGTCCCGTCGCCCAGAACAGCAGTCCCACGTAGGTCGCGGGAATCACGACGTAGCCGACGATTCGCTCCCATCGCCACTGACGGGGGTGTCGGATACGGTGCGGCCGGGCACGGCGGCTCCTGGATTCCCACGTGGCCCAGGTTGCCCAGGCGTCTACCTGTTCGGGGACGCGGGCTTGGTCTGCGAGTGCGGTGGTGATCACAGCCCCGCCTCCCGCATCCACTCCACAGTACGATCAGCATCAGCAGACACCCGGCACAGCGCCAGGATGAACCCGAGCACCACGAACATCGCGAAACCGCCGCAGAAGACGCCTAGCCAGAAATCCATCACTCCTCCTTCTCTTCGCATTCCAGAGCACACAACACAGCCTCGGTCATGGTGGGCCAGCCCCTCCGGCAGTGCGGGCACGTGTAGGACTTCACGCCGTCGCGGATGATGAACGCCACGCGGGGACCGTCCGGGGGGGTTATGTGGGTGGTGTGGGTCATCGCGGATCGTCCACATACTCGAACTCAATGCGGTTGACGTGGTGGCGCAGAATGCAGCTCCGTCCCCAGCCGTTTGCTCTCACGAACATGAGCCAGAAGTCGCCGGGGGTAAGGTCCGGAAGGCCTTCGCGCACCATCTCCTCCTGCGGGTAGTTTGTTACCTCCCAGATGTCTTCTTGGCGCACCGACACCACCCGGATGGTCGCCAGCCGCTTGACCTTCTCTCCCTTCTTCAGCCCCATGCCCTTCTCCACAGCGCAGAGAAGAGTGCCGGGCTGTAGGTTCGACCAACCGACCCGTCGCGTGACCGTCTTCGTGCGGTTGCGGACGGCCTCCGTGGTCATGCTGAAGCTCATGTTTCTCATCGTGGGAACAACTCCGGGGACCACGTCATGCCCTCCCGGGCAATCCGCAGCGCACGGCACCGCCGCAGCATCGACAAGGAACGGGAGCGCAGGCCGGCCACGGCTAGGTCGATCTCGTCCGGGGTCGCAGCCAGGAACACCCCGCGCGCTGTGGGCAGGGTGACGATGGGGATACGTTCCTCTACGACCAGGCGCTCGATCTCGGCGCGTACTTCGCGGTTCGAGAGTCCGGTGGCACGAGCCAAGTCGGGGACCGATGTCCCGTTGCGGCGTCCGGGCCCGAGACAGTCAAGGACCCCCAGCCCGGGATGGGACTCCGGGCCGGGGGTGGAAGGAGTGAGCGGCCGCGCTAGAAGGGGTGCGCGACCACAGGCGGCGATCTTCGGGGCGATGCCCCCGGCCTCTACCGCCTCAGCCGTTCTGCGTTCGGAGGGGGTCATGCTGCACCCCGCTTGCGCTCAGCCACCAATCGTTCAGCCTCGGCTATCCAGACGCGGCGCGCCTCAGGATTGGCCGCGAGGTCGGCTTCGATGATCTCCCGGATTAGGCCGGCGACCTCTGGAGGGAGCGGAGCCGGGACTCCGTCGGCTCCGACGGAGTCCTTCGGGTAGAAGGCTCCTTCGTACTCGGTATGGGTGGTGGAGGCTTGATTGCCAACGTCGGTAATCATCGGACGTCAGAATAGAGGTCGTCGACCCGACAACGGAGTACCTGGGCGTATCTGCGAGCCGTTGCGAGCGACATGTTCGTGTGCCCTCTCACGTGACGGCTCACCTGTGCCTCGCTCGTGCCGAGCAACTCAGCCAGTCGGCGTTGGTTCATGGGTTGCTCGCCTGATGCCAGGAAGTCCTTGTTGTATCTGTCGATGAGTTCCGCGATCCGGTCCATCTGATTCCAATCCTGTGGCGATTACCAACCTCGGCAATCGGAACTCTAGCACGGATTACCAACCTAAGCAAGCATTAATTGCCAACGTTGGTTAGGGTGCTGTTACGATGGAGCGAGAGCGAACTGACATGCCCATAGGCCAAGCACTCACATATCTGATGCACGAGAGGGGTATCGACGAGCACACCGAGCTCGCTGCTGCCGCTGACGTCACCCCGGCCACGATCAGCAGGTACATCTCGGGCAAGCGCGGACACCACCTCGACCCTCGTTCCCTCCGTACCGTCGAGAAACTTGCCCGCGCACTCTCTGTAGACCCTGAGTACTTCCTGGAGTACCGCCAGGCGAAGGCAGAGCGGTTGGTATGGGAGGCCATGGCAGAAGGACTCATTTCCCTCGAAGCCCTCGAGATGATCATTGAGGGGGCGCGAGTACGGAAGGGTGACGAGGAGCTAGATTCTCCTTGACGTACGCAGCGATAGACGACGCCCAAACCGCCAGCGGATCATCCTCCGGCACCTCCTCCAGGATTGTCGCCGCCGCCAGAAGCGCCTCTCGCCCCGTCATCATCGCACCCTCCCATCTCTCTGGAGTCGTCACTCTACGCTGGGCTTCGGACAGAAACTCTCCTGCAAACGCTAGTATTCTCCGTGCAGGTCTCTGGAACTGAGACGGCCGTTGCATCGCGTACGCTAGGGGTGAACGTTTGTTCGGTATTTGCGGATTAGGTGTGCGCTGAGGGTGGAAGGGACCACTCGGAACTCGATCTGCGGGAGGGTCATCGTATGACAGACGAACTGGGGACAGCGGCGGGCGCGGGCGAGGCTGATGCCGTAGCGGCGAAGTCGAAGTCGGCGTCCGTCCCGAAATGGGAGAAGACGGCGCGCGATCGCGTGAAGGCTGGCATCAGGCGATTCGGCAAGCCTCTAGCCGACCTGGCCGCTCGTGACGCCAACGAAGGGGACACCCGACTTCTTGTCACCGACTTCCTCTGCGACGTGCTCGGGTACGACAAGTACGCGGATCTGACCACCGAGTACCGGGTTCGTGGAGAGTTCGCGGATTTCGGCGTCCGTGTCGACAAGCAGCTCGTAGCTTTTGTGGAGGTCAAGAGGGTTTCCACTAAGCTGGGGCTGAAGCATCTGCGCCAGGTTCAGAACTACGCGCTCAATGAGGGGGTTGAGTGGGTGGCTCTCACGAACGGCGCGACATGGCAGGTGTACCACATCACCGCGGCGGTGCCTGTGGTGACGGAACTGGCCTTCGAGGTCGACCTTCTCGCCGAAGGCGGACTCTCCGACAAGGCGGCCAGCCTCTTCTATCTCACTTCCGAGTCCCTGAAGAAGAAGCGCATCGATGAACTCTGGCAGGCGCGGCGGGCCACGTCGCCCGAGTCTCTCGCGAAAGTTCTCCGCTCAGAGAAAGTCCTCGAGGCAATCCGAAAAGAGTTGTGGCGGCAAACGGAGCATCGGGCGTCGGCCGAGCAAGTCCTTGATCTACTCGAGCAGACCGTACTGCGGCCGGAGTGTCTTGGCGGTTGAATCCGAAGTAGGAGGTACGGCGGTGGGGGAACGGGGGTCGGTCAGGCAGGGGTTCGGGATGGGCTGCGGGTGTCTGCTCTTCGTGGTCGTGGCCCTTGTGGTACTCGCGCTGTTGGGTCTCGTGTGTACCGGAGGCGCGCTGTCGTCATAGGACCGAAGTAGGAGGTACGGGAGATGAAGTGTCCACACTGCGATCAACCGGGCGTTGCACCAGGGAGCTTCTGCAAGTACTGCGGCGGTAAGATCGAGCCGATAGTCCCGTTCGATGCCGGGGAGTTCTTCGGGAAGATCTCAGCGTTCTGGAAGCGCCGCGGCACGTTCGGCAAGATTGGCTTGGTTGTCGGCGGGCTTTTCGTCCTGCTCTTTATGTTCGCGGGCATCGCTCCGTCGTCGTCGCCAACGACGACGACCACTCAGCAGGCCGCGGCGGTGGCGACGAGTGAGGCCACGACGACGACGACTGAGGCGCCGACCACCACAACGACGACAGTGCCCACGACGACAACCTCCACCGAGCCGCCTACCACCACCACGACGATCCCCGCAGCGCAGCGGCGACAGGAATATGTAGATTCGACCGACACAGTCGAGTACCGGAAGCTGAACAAGAACCCAGATACGTACATCGGCGAACGTCTCCGGTTCACCGGTGAAGTCATCCAGATCATGGAAGACTCATCGGGAACCGTCATGCGACTCGCTGTTACGGAAGGCTCATACGGCTACGATTACAACGATGTTGTGTGGGCCTACTGCCCAGGAACGGTCGACATCTACGAAGAAGACGTCATTCGCGTCTGGGGCGAATGCACTGGTTCGTATTCCTATACGAGTCAAGCGGGGTGGGAGATCACCATCCCCGGTATGGAGGTCGCGTATTGGGAGAAGGTGCAGTAGCAGGCCGTCGCGCCCCCGGAGACCAGCAGAACTGCGAGGGGGCGCTTGGTCGGTAGTTGCCGGGTGAGGCGCGCTGAGGGTGGAAGAGAATAGTGAGAACGGGATGATCGACTTTCAGTGTCAGGATTGCGGGCGCGACTTCCATATCGCCGAGGAATTCGCAGGTAAGAAAAGTAGATGCCTTTCGTGCGGCGCAGTAGTGGAAGTGCCAACCGGGTTCTCGGGCGTCCAAAGTCTCACAGCTTCTGGCGTGGCCGCCGTGTGCGATTCCTGCGGCGCGGGCGGCATCTATCCGGGAGACGTGGCGGAGAGGACTTGCGGCGTCTGCGGTCTCATCACGTACCAGCGTAGATGTCCTAGCTGCAAAGGTGCCTCTGAAATCCCTCCCCAAGACACTGTCCCGGGGGTCAACAAGTGGATGTGTCCCCTGTGTGGCCGTGATTCCGGCCGGCATCGTTGGCAATCGGCTCCTTTGTCGGAACAGCGCAAGTTCCTGACTCGGGAGCTGCTCGACCTCTACAGCACAGTCGGCTTAAGCCCAGCACCAGTTGTCTCCGATCCCACCCGCCGGCGCCTGGATGGAGAAATCACCCGTGTTTCCGGAATCTCGGGTGCCGCCACCGGCCCTTGTACGTTGCTTTTCGAAAGAGACCTGGTGCTCCTCATCATCGGATCCACTGCGAACCACTGGTCAATCGAATACGAGGAGATAAGCGGGTTGCAGTTCGCTGGCCCTGGCGTCGTTTCGAAAACCTCCGGAGGGGGCTGGATTGGAGGAGGCTTTGGTCTCACAGGGATTATCGAGGGCGCAGCAATCGCGAGTGTACTGAACAAGCTGACCACCAAGACCACGACCTCTACCGAAAGCGTCATCAGCTTCCATTGGGACTCTTGCCAGCTTGAATTCCTCCATACTGCGTTTACACCGAGCCAGTTGAGTGAGCTTCTTGCGCCCGTCGTGGCTCGCATCGAATCCGCACATGCGGCACATGAGGCGCAAACGTCCCCTGTCCCGTCGGAGGACTTGAAGACCTGTCCGGACTGCGCAGAGCAGGTTCGAACTGCGGCCCGCAAATGCCGATTCTGTGGATATGTGTTCGACGGCGGTGAGGCCTAGCAACGTGGCTCGCCGGGGTGGGCATTGGCGCAGGCGGCATACGTGAAGGTGTACGGGGGGCGGACACAGGGGAGTAGTGATGAAGCCGACCCAAAGGGCAGCGAAATAAAGAGCCGCTACCCATCCGCGACCGCTCGCGATGCGATAGCTCCCGTGAGAACGGCGAGGAGGCAATGTGCATCGCAGGGCGAATGACCCACCCGCCAAGATCATCCCCTTCCCCGTCCCCAAGCCCCGCCTACCCGAGGACGACTGCGGCTACCGCCCGAACCTGATCATCCCCACGCAGATCTGGCTCGAGGGCACCAAGCCGGAGCCACGGCTGCGGCCGCCGACCGAAGTCATCCCGCTGCCGACTGCGAGCGCACCGAAGCAGCCGGAGAGGAGCAGGACGAGCCGGACGAGTGATCGACCTACGAGCCCGCCTGCGCCTGGAACGCCTCGTACGTCTCCGTGAGCTCCACGTGCCGGCAGTCAGGGCAGATCAGGTGCAGGTGTTCGCCGCCGACGCCGAAGCGGCAGTGATCACCGCCGGGGCAGTGGCGGACACGGGGCTGGCCGGTGCTGCCGCACTTGGTGCACCAGACGTCGCCGGGGGTCAGGAGGGGTGGGTCGAGGGGACGGAAAGGGGAGAGCGCGGGGACTATGTGTTCTCGGTCGTCGGGACAGTCAGGAGGCAT